AAGATGTAAAGAGTCAAACGATGAAAATGGTGATCATGGTGGGACTTGCACCCACTTCGTCGGTTTTACGAGAACCGTGCCTATCTTCATCGGCCACATCAACATTTCAAATTAATCAAAAAAGTTTGAAATTTAAGATATTCTTGTTTAACAAACTCAATATTTTCAGACCCGAAATCATCTATAACATATGGAATGTATCCACATTTTTTTATATGTTTTATCTTTAACCTATCTCTATTTTGTGTCTGTTTAACGGAATGTTTCTTGGTTATTTTTTTATGATGCCAGTTTCCATTCCACAAAACAGCAACCTTCAATTCAGGTATAATAACATCAGCGTCCCAACCATTGAAAATTGGTTCATTATGTATGGAACCTTTAAAATCTAACAAACACATATCGTAAAAATACATTTCATTTTTACTTCTTCGTATTTGTTTTGAAGCCGATATCTTTCCACCAACACGGCCAGCAGACACGCCTCTACATTTTAACCCACAAACTTTACTATTCTTAACGATTGAAATAAAAGGAGAATTACATATTTTACACACATGGTTATATCTAATGAGAATTGGTTTGTTTATGGATAACCATTTTTTAACAGAATTTGATATTAATCCTTTCGTATATTCACTTGTTTTTCTATTTGGATTTGCATATTTTGCGGAACAACTCACACAACAGAACTTTCCACGTCGATTTTTAAATTCAATTTTAGAATTACAATTCAAACACAATTTAGGACTTTTATTATATGAGATTTGTTTCGTCTTACTGTTCCCCATTTTATGGTTTGCAATAGTTGAACAAGATAAACAACAATAAAATTTAGACCTTCCATTTTTAATTTGTCTATTGTATTCACTCCTTTGTTTTTCTTTGTAATTGGATAACGTTTTAACATTTCCCCAAAACTAAGATAAAGATCGTAATCTCTTCTGTGGTGATCCCTGACACGAACTCGTTTTAATTGATTTCCTTCATTGCGTTTGGCATTGTCATAGCTTCCTCCGTTTTTTTGATTGTTATGGTGCCCTCGGCTGGACTCGAACCAGCACGCTACTTTATTCGCAACAGCTTCTAAGACTGTGGTGTCTGCATTCCACCACGAGGGCATATATTCTATATCTAACTGGTGGGACCACGGGGACTCGAACCCCGAGTGAGTTTTTACGTCATTCCTGTGTCTAAGACAGGCGCTTTACCATTTTGCTATGGTCCCATAAAATTTGTTAGAATACCTACCTTATCGCTATCACGAAGCCAATTCATCATTGGCGTATCTTATCCACGAACTATAATATTGGCGGAAATAGAGGTCTATACGAAAGACCTTGTAGGCGAGCTAGAGGAATCCCATCACCCTACGGTTCAAGCCTTGTAGATGATGGTTCGTATTGTTCTCGTCCTTGAAAACATTCTAACAAAAATGGCTGTTCCAATAAGATTCGACCTAAAATTAGACGATGGAACAAAAATGGCGGGAGATGTAGGTTCCTCCCCTACGACCAACCGTCTTCAGCGGTTTGTGTTACTATTATCACCAATCTCCCATTACGTGAGTTTAACTTTATAATCTACAGAATAACTCTCCCTCTTCTGCAATGTCGTTCTATCTCTCCGAACTGTCAAGCCTTCTCTTCGTTTGATCGACGGCGGCTTTCCCTAAACTTTTAATTTGTTCTAACTAATGTTACATCCGAATGCGTTCCGCTCTTCGAAACATGTTCTACTTTGAAATTATCTATTCTCGGAACTAATCTCTTTAAATAAAGATTTGTTCTATTATCTCCTTCCGACTCAAAATGTAATCTTTGAATTTCATTATTTTCATCAAACTCAACGAAAGTATTTGTTATTTCGATAACGGTTGCAAGAACTCTAAAAGCGTCACCTGTTCCTGTTTTTTCTATATTCAGTTTTAAAGACCCATTTTCTTTTGTTCCATCTCCACCTTCATATACCCCAAAAGCAATTCTCCAAAAACTATTGTCATGAACGTCGTTCTTAGCATACCAAACATATTGGATTCCATTGGATGATTTAAATTTTATTATTTGGAGATTTGACAATACATCTTTTTTATAAGTTTCTCCCGTTTCTTCATCTTCTTCATCTTCTAACTCAGTCTTAAAAGAATGTTTAAATGGGTAAGAATCTCCCATATCAAATACTTCATACAATATATCTTTTAATTTAATCATTTAAAATAAATATTACCAAACAAAATAAAACTTGTATAAATCATGGTGGTGTCTGTGGGAGTCAAACCCACCTAATACGGTTTAAAAGACCGCTACATAAATCGCTCTGTCAAAACACCAAAACTAAATTAATTTCTGGAGAGGAAGTCCTGCGTTACCTCTTCACGACTTCATCAGCAGGTGAGTCATCCGTCATGAGACCAGAAAATGGTGGACCTTGTCGGTAATGCTCCGACCTGAAATTCTCATTGCAAATGAGGCGACCACTCTATGCAGTCCCAAGGCCCATTATAGAGTGCTCAGGCGGCTAAGATGCCGGTGATCCTCTTTCTGATCTATTCTACAGTGGCGGAGAGCGGACTATTCGAAAGCCAAGCCGGTTAAGACTCAATCTGTTTTCAAGGCAGTTACCGCTCCTAGCGATTTCACTCTCCGTAAATTATTTTTCTGTGGATTTATATGGTGTTGTAAATGACACCCCATTTCTATATTCATCTATATACTTTTTGAATCCTCTACTTATCGATGCCTGTGATAATTTTTGATTCGTCTCTCTGACAAATTCTCTTACCGATCTATATTTTTTAGATTTAAATTGAGTATATAGGTTAGTGTAAAATAATTTTGGTTCATTTAACTTTTCTATTTTCGAAATATGTGCATTAAAAAGTTGTATATGGTTATCGTATAACGACACTTTTTTAGATTTGTATCTATACTTGTATATATTTCGTGTTTGTATTTTCCATTTATTTCTGCCTCTACACCAACCATCTGGTATGTGTAAGTTTCTTAAAATCTTGTCATTCTGTTGTGTTTCCAAGTTACATATCCACATCTTACCAAACTGTGAATTATTTTTCCCAATATGAGAAACTTTGTTTAATTTTTCTATACGTTTTGCATGTTCCAAACGAATAGTTTCATACATTCTTGAATTCTTTATATACGAAATACCACGTTCTTCACATCTCATAGCCATCATATGACATGCATATATTGTTTCTTGTGTTTTGTATATCTTATATAATAATAAATGTGCGATGTAATGTTCCCTTCCGGTAAGACTAACCAAATTATCTCTCTCGTTTGACCCACCCATACATCTCGGTAATATATGATGATTCTCAACATATCCCATCGGTTTGTTATTCCGCCGCACGCTCTATTAACTTGTTATAAATTGCGGTGTAATCCATATCAATAAATATGAACTATTCGAACTTTTTAACTAGATAAGTTTTCAGTATTCAGTATAAATTTCCTACATCAATACTATTCGCACAACAAAATAATTGTTGTCCCATCTCGAACCATCGTGGAGGTTGTATTTTTATCGAGACTGGAGAATAGGAGGGTCGAACTCCTGACCTACGCAATGCAAATGCGTCGCTCTACCAACTGAGCTAATTCCCCCAAAACTACTAACATGGTGGTATGCGTCGGACTTGCACCGACTATCTTACGGTTATCAACCGTGGGCTATATAACTACTTAAGATTCCATACCATAAATATTGGAGTCACATGTAAGAATCGAACTTACTTTATACATATTACTGTATTTTACGGGTTTGCAAGCCGTCGCCTAACCATTCGGCAAATGTGACATAAATTCTACTCATACATTAATTACATAAAATAAATTTTAGAGGTATAATGAGTATGTTTTAAATGGTGGAGCCCTGCGAGATCGCATCGCATCCGTCTCCCTCTTCAGGGGAAACTGGCCACTAGACCGGACTCCATAATACTAACAAATTGTTTTGAAAGTGGGATTCGAGCCCATCCTCATACATGTTTCAAGAATTACGATTACTTCATTTAGAACGTCTGAACAAGTTATGAGCCTGATGTGCGTAATACTTTTCATCTACTATCGTATGCGTGCTAACCATTTACACAACGATCAATTGGTGCCGGCAGAAGGAATCGAACCTTACATCAAGTCCCTATCTGGGCAAAAGTTTATAAAACTTCTTGCTTTGCCATAAGCTATACAGGCGTATATCTGACTGGTGCATCAGGTGAGATTCGAACTCACGGTCATTTCCTCTTTGGAAGAGAGGTGCTATGGGCCACTAAGCGACTGATGCGTTTTTCTCTTGTTTGATGGCACCTATTTTTCTATATTTATTCCGAACTCCGTTCATTGTCGGACGTGGTTATTCCGATGATGCTGCTCCCATTATTGGGATTTCGTGCATTCTTGCCTTGGGAGACAAGACCTAAGAGAAATGGAGCGGAAATCAAGGTGTGAGCTTGAATTTTGAAAATGGTGTTTTCATATAATACTTTATATCATTTCCGCGAATAAAGATTCACATTATACAAATGTTATATCTTAAAACTCATAAAAAGCTCCCCGTCTTGGTTACGATCCAAGCTCAACAGTTTAACAGACTGCCCGGCACGCCAGCTTCGTCACGGGGAAAAATTAACAACTAACAAAATTGGTGGAGACTATCGGTCCCCGCCCGGCGGAATCAAACCGCAGGAATTTCTTCCCTTCATATTTAACACCAATGAAATAAGAATATTGTTCTTATTCGTCTTCACGTTTGATGATTATGGTCATGCCGTATGGATTTACACCATCCTGTCCAAATTAAGAGTTTGGTTCATCGTTATCTATGAGTCGGCACGAAATTGTTTTTTACGTTATTGTTTTACCTATTAAACTAATCTCCAGTATAACCCCGGCGTGGGCCATAAGGAATCCAACCCTATTTCTATAATAGAAAAATTGGCTCCAATAGATAGACTTGAACTATCAAGCGATTAAGCGGTGGTTTCAAAGACCACTGAGTTTACATTCCTCCATATTGGAATAAATTTATACTGGTCTATAACGACCAGTTTCATCAACCTTTATCATGTTAAGTTTTAACAAATTTCTTGTTAATGATCCATGCGTCCAGTCAATTTTGTCTGATATACATCTGACCGATTTTCCTTCGATTAACATCGATTTACATATCTCTATCTCATCCGATGTTATTTTTCGTATCGGTGATCTTGGTTTATTTTTTTCCAGAGATTGATCGTGAGTTTTTCCCATTTTTCTACGAATCCAATAACCCCTTGGAAAGTCCGGAAGTTTTATGTCCATATTTTTACACCATTTACGAATTGAATTATCGGAAACGTTGTATTTGGTTCCTATTTCTGTCAATGGGTGTTTGGTTAATAGAATTTCCAATTCATGTTTAACCGGTCGTTCAACTTTTCTATTTTTTAATAATGGTCTACTTCTCCAGTTCTCATCTATCATACCCAATCTATTTTTTATTTTTGTGAGAGTGGATATGTTAATCAAATATTTATTACAAATATCTCTTGTCCGTAACACGGAACAGTCATTCCTAAATTCCATGTTATCATATTCGGTATAAGTATACTTTGTCTTTTTACCAGAATAAGTGTCTGTCTGCGAATGACAATTGGGACACAAAAAACATAAATTATCCAATCTATTATCATTCGATGCACCATTTATATGTTCTAAATGTAAAGAAAGTTTATTGTTATTCCATGATCCATCATTTAAACACTTTACACACTCGTATTTCTTTAAAGAGTGTCTGATAATTAATTTTTTTACAAAACCTCTATTTTTATTTGAATTTTCAACAAAAATATTACTCATAGCAAATTCCAAAGAAACTCTATTTTGTTTAAATGTTCTCCCTTTATTGTGACATTTTCCTTTGGAAATATGAGAGTCATTTAATGACATATCTTTTATTCTTCGTTTTATCGTGTTTATATTTCCACCTTTACTATTCAATCCACATTTTCTCAACAAGTCTGAATATGATTCGGATTTTGACAAGAGTTTCTTGAAATCTTCATTTGATACTTTATATATTATACTATTTCTTTTCACATATATAAATATTGGATGATAATACATTAATCGAACTTAATTTAAGTGACCCAAAAATTACAGTCTCTATAGGTAAACTCCGATAGATCAAGTATATTCGATCATTGGACGATTCATCTTGCGTAAATGGTGGTAAGTGTTGGACTCGAACCAACGAAAGCCCGAAGGCTGGAACATTTACAGTGTTCTGCAATAGCCGCTATGCGAACCTACCAAACCCTAACAATCACATATTGGTATAATAAATTATTTTATTATTCCAGTTCAAACCACGTGGAGGTTTGTGACATTATTGAACCTAGCCTATGAGAGTGCTGCCCTCTCTACTCCTGGGTGAAAACCAAGTGACTTAGCTGATTGTCGAATAGGCCATAAAACATTACACAACTTATTGATGATGTAATTGTGGTTGCAGCGATTGGAGTCGAACCAATCATAGCGTAAGCAGAGGTTATGAGCCTCTCTAGCGTCCCACGGCTTGTCACTGCAATAATTTTATATCATTTTTGTTTAAACAAGGAATACCACGCGAAGGTATGATACATTAATTCCTCTCGGCCTAGTCTGATTTGAACAGACAACAAAAAGCCCCAAACTTTTCATGTTACCATTACACTATAGACCGGAAAACTAACAAACGCTAACAGTGGTAGGCACGGTAGGATTCGAACCCACAACTCAACCCCTATAAAGGATTATTTCTACCATTGAATTACATGCCCACAAAACTTTCAAATAACAAGACCAAAATGGTCCTCCACCAGGGAGTCGAACCCTGTCCCATCGGCTCCAGACCTAACATGCTACCGTAACACCTGTGAAGGATAAATACAAGACAACTAACAAACAATGACGGGTTATCGGGACGTTACCGTCTTCCCCTTTACAAGAAACGTGGTTGCTGCCATTTGGTCACTTGGCCACTCGTAGGGATTTCAAACTAACAAAATCATAGACGATTGTTTAATTGCCCCATTACTCCTAAGAGGTCGGGGAACCTCTCGTGGAGGCGAACTGCGTGTCCGCCAAACAAACCGTCAACTGGTGGGAAAAGTGGGACTCGAACCCGACAACCTTTAGTTTCGAAGACTACTGCTCTATCCATTGAGCTATTTTCCCGTGGCGACCGATGATTCAATTGGTAACGGCAATCCAATAGGTGCTCACACCCAAACTAGCAGAAATTTTGATTCGCACCCCAAATTTCATTTTAATTTTGGACTTAATATATTTGGCGGAGCCTGCCGGATTTGCACCGTGCTATCTTCCGATTGACAATCGGATGCTTGATCTACATAAGCTCTGGCTCCAAAATTGACGGCCCACAATCTTTAAAGGATTGGGACCGTTGATTGACTTGGATGTCTCTCCGAACATTCAGTTGTGATTTTACTCACCAACAATGTTCGTTCCTCACGGTTAAACCGACTTTTGGAAGAAACACCCTCGTCTTACTAAAAAAGAACAAAACCTTTTATGAGATAATGAATATCACATGCGGTAAAGGTTTATGCCGACGTTTACTTGTTGATATAGTTCAACAACTATTTAAAGACTTTAGACTCTAACACTAACTTTCACTAACTAACTCAAATAAAAAACCCCGAAACTTTTGGTTTCAGGGTTCGGTTACTTGAGTAAAATGTTTTAATTACACTTATCTCTTGTCCCGAACTCCTGCGACTAACTTTTCATTCCCACCTTGATTTTCCAACATCCACGCCGACTTAACGGTAATATCATTTGAACGTAGAGCACTAAACACCGGTGAGGTGTGAGGTCTTTGTTTATATGATGTGGATATCAGATTCATGTGAAGATGTGTAAGTTTTTTGATTTACTATTAAATACATATAGGAAAAAAATGTTTTCGTCAATAGTATTTTGTATATTTTCGATTTATTTTTCTCTTACCTACTTTCGGAGACCCTTTCGAGTCACCTCATCTAACAGTTCACATACTATGGACTAAGACCTTTCAGAAGTCAAGCGGTTTCAGGAAACTTTTTCGCTTTAGACCATTTTACCTCTGAAAAATCATCAATCCTCACTATTCAAAGAACGTCTAGCACCATCCAAATAAGACTGAATATTCACTCTTCCAACAGGATTCATCGAATGAACTCTGAATTCTGGCACCTTCAAATTTTTATCCATACACCTTTCGACTAACCACTTGGCACAGTGTAATCCTGTCTTTTCCGTGTATTCCTCGTATGGAATATCTCTTCTGTCAACCACTCCGTTCACTGGATAGTGTTCAAACGAGAGGTCATGATCGAACGATATAAACTCTGGAACACCATGTTTCTCAATAATTTGAACAAATTCCTCATATGATTTTGCTATCAACCATTGGCAATTGAGGGTGTCCTTGTAGGTTGTGGTTGGGACACGAATGTCATCCAGATACAGTTTTCTTCCTATTTTGTTCAGATCGATCATTTCTTTTCCCTCTCAAAAAAGGTTGCGTGGAAATAGTTTTCTCCGAATTCTTTCAACCAAACTGCACACCACGAAGAATAAACCTCAACCTTTGAAACCTCATACTCTTGTCCCTTCTTGAGATTGTCCTTAGCGAATGCACCGATATTTGTGAACATCGGATAATACATCGAAGGGACGCCCTTGAACTTTAATTTTTCTCCGACTTGTGGGAAATCCGAGTAGTCTGGTTTTACAGGTTCCCGAATGAGATGTCTGTTACGTTCTACCACTTTTTTTGTTAACGATTCCAATGATTCTTCCATAATCTTAATCCCAATAATTATTGTCTCTTTTGAATAGCCAATTTGATATTCCAACCATCATGAAACCTATGAAAATGTAAAAAATCCACCACCATGAGAAATCAAAGATGGCAAGTCCCACCGAAATACTGGCGATGATCATTCCTGTTATCAGGTAAGCTACTGCAAGGAATCCAATCATGCGAGGAGTTCTGAGATTTTATTTTCTATGACAGATTTTGTCTGTGACCCAGCCATTCTGTGAATTTCAACATCATTCTTCAAAAAAACTATTGTCGGCAATGATCTGATCGAGTATTTCGATGTGGTTTCTTCATCTTGGTCGATGTCCACCAAAACCAATTCAAACGATTTATTTTGTTCTTGAATATCTTCAAAAATCTTTTTTAGTGGCTTACAATGCGAACACCATGGAGCAGAGAATTTAATTACTTTTACTTTATTCATAATAATCTAATATACACATCGTAGAATTTTGAGTCAACCACAAAATTATATAATCACTTCTTAATTTTTATTACAGAATGATTTTTGAATAACAAATAATTACTTTTAACCACACCAAACTGCCAATAAATTTTAAAATTATTTGTTTATAGGCAACATAAATGCGTCACCTGTGATTTTACTTGGATCGGTTACTACTATCTTTTTGATTATTTTTGGGTTGAAGATGACGAACCAAAATTCGTCACCACTTCGTCTGTCCATGCTTCCGTCAACGCCTTTACTAACAAGGTATTTTGCAATTTCCACACCAGGTTTACCAGCACCGGCCTGATAATTTACAATCAAATTGTTTAAAACATTTGCATCAACGGTGTCGGAGTTTCTTCGCTTTGCGTTCTCAACTATGGTCAACAGAATTTCTTTCTTCTTTCTTAGACCATCAACACCCTTTACAAACTCAACCATATCCATCAGAGGAATTTTAACATCCTTGATATCTTTGTAATTCTTGTCAATATCAACAAGATGAACAACCTTCGGACCTTTTGCATACTGTCTAGCAGTGTTATAACTATTTGTTAGATAAATCCCAACTCCACCTTCATATCTACCTTTATATGATGGTTGGATATCTCTTGGGATATAGGACCAGCGTTTTCCGCCGTGATACATTTGAAACGTTGAATTTTCCATAATGGATATAAATATTGAGTTAATTCTTTAATCTGTATAACATTTCAATGACCCATTGGATTCATTATATCTGTAAAACTTGCAGTTAGACTCTTTTATTATTCTATTCATTCTCTCCACATCTTTTTGTCTTAAATTTCCAAACCCATCGTAATGATGTCGTTCATCATATTCAACAACAATATTTCTTTCTTTATCATGCCCATCCACAAAATATCCGGATATTTTATATTCTCCACCATTCAAGGCATGTTCGATATTCCACCCCATATCCACAGAAAGTTTATCCAAATAGTTACATCCATTTTTATTGAAACTTTTCCCATTATTTTCAACAAACCCATTTTTCTCTAACCACTTTATCCGTGCAAGTCTCAACTTTAATTTAGTTTCTTCCGATGGACATTTTCCAAAATTTGGATGGTTTATTCCACTATTCAACATCACGTTTTTTATGTGATTCTCATTGGTATGTTTCTTTCCGTGAAATGGATTTTTTGCCTCCATCATTTTCTGTCGAATTTTTTCTTTAACATCGTCGGTAACCGGTTTTCCAAACATTGGATTATTTCTTCCACTCATTTTTTCAATGGATGATTTGGAATGTGTTTTTCCTTTCATACCATTTAAGAGAATGGCTGCACATGATCTACAATATAATCTTTTATGTTTTACAGCTGAGTTTTTCTGTCCAATATCGGTATATATTTTAATTTTTCCACATTGATTGCAAGATAGAGATAAGTCTTCAATCGAATGTGATTTCTTCGGTTTTCATTTTTTACATAGACGATTTCTTTTTTTAAATTTATAGTGCCCACTATTTGTATTAAATGAAACTGTTACATCACAAACTGAACATTTATCGGTTAAAATATATGTCATAACCAATAAATCTTGGAAATATTTATGTTAATTTTACTATAACAACATCACCTGTATAATCTGAAAATACAACTTCGATCATTTTTTCAATTATTTCAAATCGACCGCCTGCTCTATCCGAGCCCATTTTGTATGGGAATCCAATCGTTGGCTTTGGTTCCGACTTTGCCATATCACAAATAGTTCTCATTTTTTCAAGAGATGAATAAATTGCTTCGTAATTTATTTTCCTACTGTCTCTCCCATATAAACTTTGTCCATACAAATTAAAAATAACAAATTGTTTCATTCCTCTTTTAATACCAACATATGACGTATTACCCAAAACATTTGTGTTATTTTTTGCTGCCATTGTGTCAGCCTCATATGCAGTTGGATACATTTCTTTGATCGACAATGCTATTCCCGATCCAAATGTATTTTGTGTATTGCAACAATGGCCAATAACATCAATTGATGTATCTGTTAAAAGGTCTCCGTTTTTGTAGATAAGTGTTTTCATTTTGTAATTAATGGATGTTGTAGGCATTTAATGATATTGTCAACAGCGAATTCATCGCCATCAATTTCAATAAATGGAATATTTTTCCGAATCATTAAATTTTTGATATCTATATCGGCTTGTATTGCCTGTTCAAGAGTTTGAAATCTTCCCTTTGGGTTATATTCTTTCTTTCTATTTATAAAAAAATTTATATTGTCGTAACTATTGAACAGTTCAGTTACCATATTTTCAAAACTTTTTAAAAAGTAATTAGTTGAATAATGGATACTCAACAACAAGGGTGAATCTGTGACTGCGTAGTCAACTTTTCCTCGCAATCGTTCCAATCCACGATTTTGATTGGATGTCACATGAAGTTGATCCGATATCAACGTTGTATTGTTCTCCCAGGCTAACTCTTTAGCATACTCAGAAACATACTCACAATTGATGTTGTATTTTCCTTTCAATGTGTAAAATATTCCGGTTGCAGTTGTTGATTTTCCTGCACCAATCTGCCGTGATCATCAAGGGAGTCCGGATCAATGCCGACACACCGATATTTTTGGTAAACTTTTTAAAGGAACTTATTAATTTAATTGACAACCAGCACTCAAACCCGTAAAGTAATACCATATGAACAAAATCACCATTAAAACACAGCAAGACTGGGATGCCCTCCCGAAGTCTTTTGAAGAGTTCACCTATATTTATATTGAATCGGATGCCAATGTTTGGGTCCAAATAAATTCAAAAATCTCCAATTCGCGCGTTGTAGCGTTGGGAAGTTCGCACGTTGTAGCGTTGGGAAGTTCGCACGTTGTAGCGTGTGGAAGTTCGCACGTTGAAGCGCGGGAAAGTTCGCACGTTGAAGCGTGGGGAAGTTCGCACGTTGTGGCGCGGGAAAGTTCGCACGTTGTAGCGTTGGGAAGTTCGCACGTTGTAGCGTTGGGAAGTTCGCACGTTGTGGCGTCAAATGAAGTGGCAATTCATAATCATTCCACCATTTCTACTATTGAAATCGATGGATATGCTGTTCTTTTCGCTATTAAATTAGCTAAATTTATTAAGAAATCAGATACCTCTACTATTATTAATTTGCCCGCCCGTTCTTATTCCGTATCCGAATGGATTGATCGTGAAGCGGCGAATAAATTGAACGGCAAAGTAATTCTTTATAAGCGAGTTTCATTTGATTGGAAAACGCAGGAAAAAGAAAAAAATGAGACTGTTTGGCAAGTCGGCAGTGTAATGGAACACCCCAAATGGAACCCAACCAACCAAGAATGCGGCGAGGGTAAATTTCATGCATGTTCACGCGCTTATTTTTGCGATGAATTTCGGAATACGCCGAATGATCGGTATATTGCAATTGAAGTAAAGGAATCCGATATATTTACTTGGCCTGAGCCTAGCTATCCGCATAAGGTGGCATTTAAGACAGGCAAGGTGTTGTTTGAATGCGATAGGTATGGAAAGAAGATCAAGGTTAAGTAAAAACTTATTGACTTACGCACCTAAATTATAGATAATTCACCTCAATGAATATCCAAGAATAAATTTATGCAAAGCATTCCCCTAAAACAATACACTTCCCCTCTGGAATCAATTAATTCAATTAATGATGCCCATACGGAGTTCAAGAGGGTTTATAAAAAAGGGGGCGAAAATCTCCTTGGCTTATTCCGGACGGGGGAGTCTAAAACTCCCTGAGTATTTTTTCAATCTTTGTCATTAAAAATACCTCTTGATGGTATTGTGCATGATTGTTGCCAACTGAGGAGACATCTTAAATCTTTCGGCATTTTTCTCAATAGATTGATTCAAATTTCCGTTTTTGTTTCTCTCAGATGATGCCTTCCAATCCATCAACATTTCAACAAGATCGATCAAATCCATGTCATCAACGCCATTCTTATGAAATTGAGGATGGTGTCTGTTATTTGCATAGTGATGTTCGTTTGCTCCTCGAACCTTTTCTAACAAATCATCATACGCCGGAGTCCCATATGGAGTTTTAATCAATTCAGGTGTATGTTCTCCGTAGATTTCTGCCTCTGGAGATTGTAATTTGGATTGGTCGTGATTTCTCGCACGTTCATCCAATTCCTCGATCATTTTATAAATATTTGATCTTACCTTGTGGATATGTTTCAAAGTCTCCAGTTTACCTGACAATGTTTTTTTCGTTATCTTCCATAAATTTATTTAACAACCTCGTGACCCCAATGGTCCTGTAAATCTTGACTTGTCAGTCTTCCGTCACGACCTTTATAAAAGACGCAATACATACAACGTTTTGTGTCATATTTTACGGTTCCCAAATATGTCCCGGTCATCTCATTCCATTTGTCTTTGTCCACTTGAAATTTACAAACGATTCTGTCTCCATCGTAAATATCAACACCTTTAACATCCTTCGCACCTGTGAATTGTTGGATGACAATGTCCTTTACACTTTTCATTCCGACCAAAACAAACCAGGCCCCAATGTCTTCCAATTTTTTAAGATAGACATATTCATTCGTTTTCTTTTTAAAAATTCTGAACTTTGGATTCATTTGATTACTTTTTGTGATTTGATTGCGGAAATAAGATTTTCCTCCATTTTGGAGAAGGTATCTACATTTAAGAATCTTTGTATGATAGAGTCAATTTCAAAATGACCGATTGGACATAAATACTTATCATCGGGAAAATATTTATGACATGCTCTCATACTCCCCCACCAATAAACTTGACATTCATCCATCCAATGGAAGTCAAAAAGCAGTCGAATGTCACCAACATATTTTTCAAATGTTAGAGAAAATCCATGTTCCCAAACATTACAAGAATCCCAAAAACTCCAACCGTTGTCCAAAAGAAATTGTTTAATATTCTCATTCTGTTTAACAATTTGTTCGGACCACTTTCCGAATTTTTTCTCGTAAGATGATGGAACATTTTCTTCTTCCCAAACTGGAGCTTTTACAGATTTCATTGAATATGGTGATACAGTGTTATTTTAAATAGAACAAAAGATGAAAAAAGAGAACTCAACAATAAATGTAGAATGCAATATTACTGGAACAACATCGAATTGGAGAGAAAAGGTGGGCTTGAACGATACTATCGAAGAAAATCTTTGCGGAATTTACAAAATAATAAACAAGATCAATAATAAATATTACGTTGGAAGTTCATTGAACATATTAGGCGAACCACACGGAAGATTTTATCAACATAAAGCACATCTCAAATGTCAACGCCATTACAACAAACATCTTCAATCGGCTTGGAACAAATACAGTTCTGAGAATTTTGATTTTATAATCGTCGAGGAGACTCTTCCAATCATTGATATTTTACTGGAGACAGAACAAAAATATTTGGAGACGGCAAAATTAGAAAAGAATAAATGTTATAATAAATCATTCACTTCAAGTGGACCCGATTGGTCCGAAGAAAATAGATCAAAAAGAAGTCTTCTTATTTCCGGAAAAAATAATCCAAATTATGGAAATGGAGATAAAATTCGTGGAAATAAAAATCCTTTTTATAATAAAAAACACAATTCCGAAACCAAAATATTAATGTCGAAAAATCATATTGATTACAGAGGAAACAACCACCCAAGACATAAAAAGGAAATACATGAATTGTTTCATGAATTAACAGGTGAATCATTCCATGGAACCCAATATGAATTTTATACAAAATACAAAAACATTAGCGTTTCTTCGGTGTCCAATTTATTTAACAGAAAAACCTCCAAGGTCAAAGGTTGGACTATTCGTAATTTCTTTCCAGAAGATCTGTGTATGGAATAAGAGGCGTGTTGTATGGACTATATTCTTGGAATTCAACCGTTATAATTTTTCCAACATATAAGTCCCTATTTTCAAAAACCGTTCGAAGGTGATCTTGAGAACCTTTAATGTTTGATTTAAATTTCTTATCTTTCAGACCATTTGGCAATTCACACCAAACAAATTTTGCGCAACCTGCCCAATTGGCTTCACCTTCTTCAATGGAAATTATCTTAAATTCTTCGGTTTCGGATTTTTTGAATTTTAACAAATCTTTGGTTCGTTTGTGAACATACGGAGCAAATGGATTTCTGATTATTACACCTTCTCCACCTTTCTCAACATATTTATCATAATAAGATTTCATTTCATCAAATGAATTGCATACTGTGTAATTCACCAACTTACAGTATTTTAATTCATTATCTTCGATCAATTTTTTGAGTTGATCTCTGCGTGATTTCCCCGTTGTTGTCAAATCTGTATTCAGGAACCCATATCCATCGTAAAGATGATATTGAACCATTCGTTCACTCTCCGACAAAAGTTCAGATGTTATATCTTTTTCCTTTCGTGTAACCGCAACCAACTCAGCAATTTTATTGAGTTTATTCACATACTCAGGATTGAACAACTCTCCATGCAAATATGCGTTTGGATATTTTTCGAAGATTGGTTCCAAATCTTTTAATATATGAGGAATTGCATAAAAAATTTCGTTCTTTCTACTAACCGCACCTTTTTTGGTTATGATGCAAGCAATTCCATTAAGCTTTTCATCGACGATTTGACCATCGTTCCATTTTACCTTGTCGATATATTCTTTACATGGTTTTGCGAGTTGCGGTTCTAGAAAAGCCTTGTCAACATCATCAACGTTTTCAAAATAATTGGATTTCAATTGTTTCTTAATTAATGCAAGAGCTTCCTTCTCAACCTGTTTTTCTGGCGAGGTTTCATTGGCCTTTCCAATGTTTTTTCCTTCACAATAAGTCCATCCGGTTGTTACAATTTTTCCATCCAACACTCCATAATTTTGTCGATATGCATTATTTTCTGTTTCGACCCACCAGACACGAATATTATCATTGGTGTCTTTTGTGTATAATTTTTTGTAATTCATTTGTTGAGAGAGTATGCTTTCAGAATGAGATCGTCAACAATTTTCATGTCAACTCTGTCAGGAAGATCACTATTGTCGATCAACCCTTGGACCTCTGACATCAAATCGTTAAGTTTTTCATCAAGATGGTTATCAACGAAGTTTATTTTGCCCATTCTCATATCACGTAGATATTCAGATTCAGGAAGAGGGAACTTTAAGTCTCCGGTCTCCATGATTTGTTTGACTTGGTATCCAGCACGGAAAGCATGTGCCAAAGCCTTGTAATCGAGTTCTGAACTTTTAGCTTTTCTAACACGTTCTCCATACGTCTTTACAATGTCACCAATGACCTGAATAGCATGCGACGTTGTGACCGTTGCCTGCAACTCACGTCCACAAACGAAATAGGCTCTTTTGTCCACATTTTTATTTTGTGGGTTTTCGCCTTTAGTTGCATTTGGAGAAATTGGAAGACCTTCCCAAACATCGGATAGTTTGTTTGCCTGTTGTGGAAATGAGAAATGTTGTTTCTTATATTCATTCTCGGACAAATATTTCACAATTGCCTCTGCCTCATTCAATCGATCAACACGAGAGGTATATTTTGACGATTGATTTCGGGCATATCCTATAAAACTATTCATGTTCTTGGAAAAGAACAACTTACGGTTATCATGAATATATTCAAAAAATGGAGACGTGGAAATGCGATGTTCCGGTCCGGCGCATAGAATCTCAATAGCAATACTCTGTCCTTCTTGACACATTCTCAAGAATTTTTGTAAACTAAAAATCGAAGTGTCTTCCTCGGATTTATCTTCAATAACATCCTTCGCTTTCAACAAGACGCATTCTTGTAGTGTGGGAAGATAGATTGATCGGAAGTCATTATCCGATGTTGGGATACTTGTCCCGTAAAGTTTACTTCCAGCGATAATTTTTGCTAAAATATTCATTTTATATAAAAATATAATTTGTTCAGATTCGGTTGTCTTACTCAGTAATTTGTTCGTCTGTGTATTCGGACAGATCAGCTGTTTTTGTTAAGTTCTTCATCTCGATCAATTGATCCAGTGTGATATTATATCTTTTTATATATCCTTCTATTGCACCAATCATGTCTGATAGTTCGCATAGAACCATTATGGGGTTGGTTTGCATGATTCAATTTCTTTATTTAATTGTCTATCCCAATCTCTTATCAATCTGCGAACACTGTCATTTACATTTTCAATTTTTCTGTCCGATGTTCCGATCCATCCCTTTTTCTTCCAAATATCACATTTAAATCCATAAGATTTGGCCAAAATGATATATTCATCTGGAACATCACAATCGAAACAAACGTAAAATCCACAGTTTCGATCATCTTCCTCGGTGTGATCTTCTGGAAGTCCTGAACAACATGAGTATGTTGTGTATCCTAATTTATTGAATTTTATGATTACGTCATAGAGTGCTTGGTCAATAACAACAGGCTCTCCAGCGAAATAATGTTCAAGGTGTGGAGCTAGTATCTTCATTTCTTAATAGTTTATCTGCAATTTCAACGATCATATCAAGTTTAACGATTTTGTCCAACCATCTTTTGGGAATTGAGTCATATCCATAATAAGCACCGGCAATCTGTCCATAAACGGCTCCAACTGTGTCAGAATCGTCTCCAAGGTTAACAACCTTGATGCAACCTTCTTCAAATGTGTTTGTTGTATAAAATGCCCAAAGAGCTGCCTCAAGCGTGTCAATGACATAGCCGGTTGATTTGATTTGATCTTCGGTTTTGTTTTTGTATTCACCTACGAATATTTCCCATAATACACTGTCTGCTATCATAGGTTCATATCGATCAAATAGGACGTTTTCTTTTTGGAGTCCGTTCAATGCTCTAATTATGAGAGTTGAGAAATATCTACATGCCTCTCTACATCTCCAATGTCTATGGGTTGTGCATGAACTCAAATCTGCAAATTTGCTGCTATCAATGTTTGATCTATATAACATTGGGATCGGAGCAAGTCGCATAATCGATCCGTTCCCACAGGATGATTCTTCCGTGCTTCCAGCATAAATAATTACATATTTAAGATATCGACCCAAGGATTCTCTGGTCGCATTTCCGATATCGAAACACCGTCCATTACTCGACATATAACCAGTTTGCATCCAATTGACATATTTTTCCATTTGGTCATTTGCATCGAATCCATTACATTCTATCAAACTCTGTGCAAGACAGAGAGCAATAGCCGTGTCATCCGTCCATTCTCCTGGCTGTAAATGGAATGGTCCTTGACCAATCATTTCCGTTACTTTTGGTAGAAATCCTCTCTTGCAAAATTCCAACGGAACGCCTAAAGCATCCCCAACAGCAAGTCCAACCAAACATCCACGGTATCTGTCTTTTAGAGTGATCATAATTCATCCAATACTCTCACCAATTCCATTGGCATACCTATAAGAGTTGATCGCATCAATCTCGATTCAAACTCCTCTTTCGTTATTTTTTCTTCGTAATAAGATTTGGAAAAATTTGTTCTATCCCAACCATCCGGTTCTCTTATAAAATATAAAACACCAAGCTTCTTACAAAGCATGGAATTCCATTCGTTACTTGTTCTTAATACATCGTTCATTATAATCCATTCTCCAATTTCTTGTCCAATTTTCATGTATTTGTTGTTTTGTTATATATCCTTTCTCGATACATTCTTCCAAAACACCAACTCTCAATTCTTCATCATCTTTTCTATCATAATAGAAAAGATTTGTGAACATATCAATCACACGGGCACGAATCAACCAATCATCAACTTCATATTTGAATCTATTAACTGTTACTTGACAATTTTCTATTTTCATTTTTTCCAAAACTCTCTCACCTTCATTAAAATCTTACCTAAATTGTTCTGCCCTCCGAGGTTTATATCGACGCCCCACCAAATATCTCGCCACCAGTTTTTCTCCTCCAAATATTTATCTCCAGTTGCCAACAACTTTTCTCTCAAATCCAAGTTTCTTGAAAATTTGTCAAACACAACCGCTGCCATTACATCGTATTTTATTGATTCCCAATCAGGTCTAAGGTCAACCGATCGTCCCCATTTTTTAACTTCTCTAGCAGTCATATTAAATACCTTATCGTATTCAGATTTAATCTCGATGTCGGACATCTTTGTTTGATCCAACTTCGCAAACATGTAAGCATGTTCACTCGATGGGAACGGTAGAGTGTCATGACAGACTAAACAGTTGTGGAAGTTACTCATCCAGCGATATTTATCGAAGAAACCCTTCACGTTTTTTTCATCGTGAACTGCTACTTTTTTCCAATCACCTTTCACGTAAGGTTTGCCGGCAGGTTCACATTCATCAAAAAATGGATTATTCATAATTATTTATTTTTTAATACAACGACAAGGTTCTTATATTTCTCAGATTCAATAAAATATAGATTATCTCCTATTTTGGTTGGAGAAAACTCACTAAAAATCAAATCATCATTTTTAAGTTTTACATTTAATGATTTTTCTATGTTTCGAATCATATCCAATGATAGAAGATGACCAATCATAGGCATTTCCATCAAAATTAACTTTAATTTTATATCTGTTTCAGTTTTCATAGTTCATAAGTGGAGAATCTTTCAATATCTCAACTCTGTCTCCATAAACAGCTAAAGCAATCTTTTCTGCCTCGTCAATCGATCTACATTCGAAGTCTCGTCTTTGAAGAATTTTATTACGATTGTGAACATCGGGATATGTCTCCATGACCCAAGGAAAAATACGAACGTGTTTAGCAACAGATGGGTCTTTCGATCCTCCCGTTCTATTTCTTCTGATATAACACGTTATTTTTGACATTAAAATATCAATGATGACCAACACTCTTAGGCACTTTCTTTTCCATCAATCTCTTGATTTCATTGAATTCAATTGGTCGTCTCATCAAATCCCAACCAACATCGATTCGTCTCAACGTTGGATTATCAGGGACACCACAGTGCTCATGTCCGTGAAGCATGAGACTTGTCTTCATCTCATTCCAACCAGAAATAGCGTAATGCGACAAACAGATGAGTTGTCTATCAACAACAATCTCAGCATAATTGCCCAAGAAAACAAACTTTTCCCACGCAAGTGGATGTAATTCAACTTGATTGCTATCCAATCCATATTGATTCTTCAATTCGTCTCTGTAAATCTGCTTCGTTCCTGCCATGTGATTTCCGTCGATGAAATAGTGATTCTTACAGTTCAGACGACGGATAATTTCTTTTGCCTCAAAAACACTGTTGTTTCCTGCGCCGACAACAAGATCGCCCAGATTAAAAACAACATCGTCATGTCCAACAACTTTGTTCCACTCTTGGATGATGTGTTCTTTTGCTTCATCCGCAGTCTTATACCCACGAGGATTCAATAAAAAATCTTTTGCGTGGCAGATGTGCAAGTCGGAAACGAAGAACACTTTGCCAAACTTTGTGTTAAAATTTAATCTATTATTCATATTTGATTCATGATGTGGACATATTTTCGAGCGTCAATCTTTTATTTCGTCGTCGATCAATTTTTTGCCAAAGTCTTTTCTATGGCTCAATATCAACATATCAGAAATTGACAAAATCAAGGAGTCAACTTCCTCATTTTGAGGAGCTTTCTTTCTAAATTCAAGTAGTTGATATAAATCTCTCGAAATCGACGCATTTTTACTGTAATGATTTGAAATCACGTCGGCTTGTTGAATTCTATCAAACTTTGACAATTGTTCCCGTCTTAAATTTGACTCTTCTTCTATATCTTTTGACACTCCTGTTGGCCACTGAATTTGAGGTGTATCTTTCGGTGCCTTTTTCAGACATCTAATTTTTGCAAGTTTTGCAATTACTTCAAACATTTCAACATTCATTTCTCGAACATAGGCAAGTTCATCGTAAAGCATATCAGCGATGCCAACAAAAAGTAAACCATTTGTTGGGTCTCCATCTAACTTATGACCATTGGGGAATCCACGTTCAACCAATGTTTCGATAAGGTCTTCCTCTGTCTCATGTTCGGACATGATACTTTGTAAAACAATGATAGCAGCTTCACCTGTTGCAAAGCTGCCGTCCTTTGTCCGAATCTCAAATGGACTCCAGCACTCAACAGTCCAACCAGCTTCGGATAGTTTTTCTTCTTGGTATTTTCTACGTTCGTTGGAATCCATAATTACAATGTGAGTGCATCTTTCCCGAGTTTGTCAACAAGATCATCAAATGTCAAATCATTTAGAATCAATCAAAAAACGGTTACTTATACATTTAAAACTCAGTCTCCCTCCCAGAACCATTGAATCCTTTTCAATAAACGATCTCCAGACGATTCCTTCCGCCGGTCCACCATTGGGGTAGTCCAACTTATCTGCATGTCTTAAAATTGATTCTACAGTCAATAAATCATTTGGAAGAATTCCTCTGAATACAACGGGAACCGTCTGTAACTCGGATAGTTTGCAGAAATTTTGGAGAGTTTCGAAACTTCTATATTTATGATTTGTTATATCCCAAAAATTAAAAAAGAATATGTTTAGTCCATCCAACTTCATCTTATTTGCCTGTATTGAATTTCCACATAATTCTCCTTGAATTGCGAAATCTTTGAAATCCCAATCATGATACACAGCAAGATCACGGAATTTTCGCATCTTTCCTTCAATATCCAATTTTCTGGCCATTGCCCACTGAGAATTATCAGGTGTTTCGGTCAGGTTCAAATTTCTCGAACACACACCGAATTCATCTTCCCGCAAATAATACGTTGTTGATGTTCCGTCACATTTCATGGTGCCGATCATCTCAACACCATAAATCTCCTTCAAAACATCAGGGAAATTTTGAACACGAGGTTCATCCGTTTTTTTCAAGAATGATGGAAAATTTCCTTTTGCAAGTCCAGATAGACATGCAGGAATTTGAGGTTCGTATTTGGAAACGCCTAATAGGTCTGTTAAATCAGACCCAATTTCAATTTTTATTTTCATTTTTTAGTTCTCTAGGAGTTTTGTAAAAGAATTTTTTACATTTAGATATTATCGTCGCATCTGACGTTTTATATATTTGAGATAATTCTCGGTTTGTCTTTTTGTCAACGACAATTAATTTATATAAATCATCTTTTTTTATATCGATGTAATTTGGATTGTTTTCTCCTATGAATTTCTGTCTATGCATTTCTCTTAATTTATTTGAGTTTTCCATAGACATAATATCATTATACGATTTACCTTTTCTAAATTTTGATAATTTTAATTTAACATCATCGGTGTGATTTTTTCCAAACATAGGATGGTTGATTCCTGATAATTTGCATTGAGGCGGTTTCCATCCTTTCTCTTTCGCCAAAATTGAATGTCTTTTCTTTTCTTCATCTGTCCATTTTGTGTGAGGAGGATTATTTGAATTTATTATTGATATTTTTTTATATAAACTTGATTTTTTAATTTGGCATTTTCTTCTCCAATTTCACGAACCCATTTATCAAAAAAAGTCTTTCCCTTCATCGATCTACCAAAAATTGTATTTCCGCCGATTCCTCCATATGTCATGTTGTATCCATTATCAACACTGTCATGGACTATGATATATAATGTTTCCAAATGTAACCAATCTTCTATTGAAGCAGAATCATCTCTATCAATTTCAGTTATTTCGAAATTTTCCACTCCATATTTTCTAATTGCGTCATATAATTTTCTATTGGTTCCTTTTTTAATCTCTTTTAGATGTCCGTTCCATCTATATTGTATTGTTTTTGATGTGTATCCTATATAAATTTTATTTGTTATTTTATACATTAACATAATTGATCCTTTAACTTGATAGTTATTAAAAACTATCGATCAATTATGAATTTTTCACAATTTTCTTCTATAATTTTATATTTTTCTTCTAGTATTGAAATTGGAAGTGCAAGACCTTGACTCACAACACCTTTTAATTTTATTGTTTTAATTCTTAAAGACGTATCTTTTTCATTTTTAAAAAGATGTTCATTCCAAGTCATTCTTGGTATTATAGAATCTATTTCGAAATAAACGCAATAATCTCCTACATTAAACTCTCCAACCCGAACAACTAAGTTCCAACCCAATATAGTTGCTTTTAAAATTTTATCCGCTCCTGGTATTTCTTCCAGTTTTTCAATCTTTTGAATAGATGCTAATTTTCTCATCCAAATATCATAACACAACCAATCATCATGTCAATGAGTAATTTTCTGGTATTATTATTTTAAAATTTGCGCAATTATTAATATAATAAGCAGGTTTTTATATTTTTCTTTATCTTTCAGTAAGAATTTATATTTTTACCTTACTCAAACCGATTCGCTTCGCTCATATTTAATACAGGGGTTATAGGGGATATTTGAAACAATGTCAAGCTTATTTTTGTATAATATGTTTTTATAAATCAATGTCCAATAAAAAACCCCTCGGTTGATTGAGGGGTTTGTATTTGAAATTATCCTTTCCATCCAACTGGAGGACTACAAAAATTCAAACTTGAATTAAAAGCAGATGGTATTGCAACTTCTGGCAACGAATCAAATTTAATTCCCATTTGTGTAAGACTCTCACGGCTTGCGTATAGGATTTCCATCTGTGAAACAAGTTCTCCACGGTCAAAGGTAACTACCGTTACCTTTGATTCTACAGCTTGGCCCCAGCCAGTTGTCATGTCATCAAATCTCCTTGTTTTTTCTTCAACCTGTGAATCAGACTGCATTCTCATAAATCTTCGGGAAGAAGGTTGTGTAGATGATTCTGTTCCACGAGCCCTAAGAATAGAAGATTTTGTTTGGGTCAATGTTTCGGAATCTGCACAATCAGACACAGGCACTTTTGAATTAAAACAATTTAAGGTATCGACGTATGTTTCTGTGGAATCGCAGACCGTTGATGACATGTCTCCTCTGTATGTCATATCATACCAATATGGACGTGGATATACAGGAACAGGCCTGTCAATATAAACAGGAACGTATTCTTTAACCGTTGGTAGAACGATTTTTTCCGAATAAATTCTCACACCGATAACGCCAGTAGAAGATGCATCGCCCTTGATTTCAGCATAACCGTTTCCATTGCCTTTCTCAAAGAATTTGAAGGATGCTTCCTTATCGTTATCGACACGAAACCCCTTAATTTCAACATTGTTTTGGGCAGCAATCACGTATCCCGAATCAGCCTCAGCAGCAGACTTTCCTTTCAAGACATCGATTCCATCGACAGAAAACACAGCGAGGATTCTACCCCATGTGTTGTTTTTAACTTTTAGAGAGTAACTGGAACCACTCTTGGCTTCCACATATACTCTGCCATCTTTGACGTATTCACGCACAGGTTTGCCATTGATGCAAACGATCAATTCTAACTGATTTTTTTTCATAATTTTACCCTTTGGTTAATTCCTCTAGCACCCCTACAGGTGACTTTGAAATAATACATATATACCAAAACGGTAAAATGTCAATTTTTTTGTTCTGTGAACTATATATACTATTATGTTCTCATTAGCCATCCTCCAACAAGACCCAGATTTTGCTGCACTTTTCGAAAAGAAAACCAAAGCCGTCGAACAAGATAAGAAAAACTTAGTTTCCGCTGCTCGATCATACACCGAAAGATTTCAAAAAGAAATAAACGAAGGGACTCTAAAAAAACAACTCATGTTGGAAGAGGGAAAGCGTCAAGGAAAAACCGAAGCGGAAATTTTCAAAGACAATCAGGTGTTCATTCCATCCCATGACACACCGATAATGAATTTCCTATTCTTTATAGATAAAGAAACGGAAGAGGTTGATAGATCGCTGAATCTTCTGAGAGAACAATATAATAGAGAATATGGGCACTTGGAGCAGGAATATACACAGAGTAAGGAAGTTATCAAAGAAACTCCTGAAATGACCGCATTTATTTATGGAAATATGACGCATGACGTGTATGTTAAATTAAAAAAATTAAAGTCTTTATCTCAAAGCGATAATGAAAATGAAGCATCTGCCGCATTTTTGAAATGTAGAGAATTGTGTAAAAAATATGGACTTGAATATGATAAAATAGTTATATGAAAATCGGTATATATTGTCTAACATTCCCATCGGGGAAATCATATATAGGACAGAGTATCAATATAGAAAAAAGATTGTCGATATATAAATTGAATCACGCATGTAAAAGTCAAAAAAAGTTAAAGAATGCCCTATCCAAATACGGATACAATTCTTTAAAAATAATAATTCTTGAAGAATGTGAAAAAGAAGAATTAGACTCATCCGAAAAATTTTGGGTGTCATACTTCGACACAGTGAATTTGGGTTACAATATATCATGGGGTGGTGCATCCGGTATGAAATATAGAAAACATTCAACGGAAACAAAGATCAAAATATCAAAATCTAAGACTGGACAAAAAATGAAAAGGTCCGTTGAATATTGTAAGATGTTATCAATAACAAGATCGGGGAAAAACAACTATTTTTATGGGAAACATCCATCCGATGAAACTCGTAGAAAACTTTCTCTAGCAAAAATAGGAGACAAACACAACAGGTTTGATAGAAATGTTTATGACCTCATAAACACCATCACAGGAGAAGAATACATCGGACATAGGTGGGGATTTTATAATAAGTATGATGTATCTCCTTCCAAGGTCCATCTCATTATAAATGGAACCAGAAAGGATGGAAATTAAGAACCACTCAATATTTATAAACCATGAAAGACATCAAAAATGAAATTATAGAACAACTTCTTCTCGAAGTATGCGCACCCAGAAGATAAAAAAGCTGAAGGTTCTTTCAAGAAGTGATAATGAAAATGAAGCCGCAGCTGCATTTCTGAAATGTAGAGAACTTTGTAAAACTTACGGTTTGGATTATGATCGTGTTCCATGAAAATGAAAACTGATTGATAGTTATCAATCATCTAAGATATTAAAAAATTAAATGTCCGTGACTTGATAAAATATCGTAAAAAAAGAATCAGAATGGTATTTATACAATATGAATAATAAAGAGATATTAAAAAATATAATTTTGGAGGTTATATTAGAAGAAGGGTTGTTCGATAGATTAAATGCTAGAACAAGAGGATCTTTGGCAGGAGCAAAAAATGCGGTAAAGGGGAAACTCGACGGTTTGGATGCAAAGGTTTTCGGCAAACACATAGATAAATATAATGCGTTGAAAAATGACACATTGGCGAAAAACAAATATCAACATATAAAAATACAATCTTACAAAAATACAGCAAATAAAAAGATTGAAAAACTGTCAACTGAAATAATGAACGATTTACAAAAATTGGGAATAAATACAAAAGGAGTGTCAGGAAAACAACTTAATTTTTTTAAATCTTCTTTGAATAAAGCGTTAGACGACTTAATAGATCAAATACCAGTTGGTCCTTAATTTCTCAATCGAAACGAGTTTTAATAAACAATATAAAAAGATGAGTAAAAATATTAAAGATCAAATCATTGAACAACTTCTGTTAGAAGTATGCGCACACTCCAAGGTTGAAGATGGAATTGTAAATTTTGAAATACAAGAACACGTCGATGCGTTGATTGAGGTTTTGAAAAAAACTTCCATGCCAGTTGAGGTCATTCGAATGGTTACAAATTCTCTAAACGAAGGAAAGCACCCGGAACGACAGGCATATAACCGTGAAGGATTCCTTGTGACTTTTCCCACTCCTGAATATAAAAAACAAGCCCTCGCATCAGGAGAATACACCAATCAAGACCCTACACATGGTAAGGGCGGAATGCACCTGGTTAAAAAAGTTGAACCTGTCGATGCTCCAGTTCCGACAAAAACTCCTTCACAAGAACCGGCTCCAAAAACATCAAACCCTTCTCAACCATCAAGTGGAGGAGGATCGGAATCGAAACCTACAACTCCTTCTCCAACACCCGCTCCTACAACTCCTTCTCCAACACCCGCTCCTACAAATCCATCACCAGCTGCGATTAAAACTGCTGCACCAAAGGCTCCGACACCGGCTCCTACACCCGCAAAAACTTCCGGTGGAGCAACCCAATACACAACGGGAGTTCCTGTTGACCCGTCAATCGATTTGAATTTGGATAAAATTTCGGATTATCGTGACCCTTCGTTGGAATGGTCACACAATAAAAAGTGGCAGAAACGTGAAAATAATAACTATTATGATGCACAGGGCAATCTCAAAGCTATAACAGGATTGGACGGAACTGTTGTTCCCGTTTCGGAAGAGGAACGTGTAGATTTGAAGAAATTCATCGAGGACAAGAAGAAAGAAAAACTTGGAATTCAACCATCGGAAGAACCAAAAGAAAAAGAAGCACAACCTTCTTAAAATAAAAAAGACCATCTTGAAACAAAGGTGGTCTTTTTGTTTATAAATACTTCTTATATGTTGATAAAATCTGTCGGGTGTATATTTATTAACGAGAATCAGAAATGACTTCTCACCTTTATCTAATTGAACAATTGACCTAATGAAATTTGTATAGGCGAACGCAAGTTTGTTTATAGGAACTCCATTCCCAATTGACTAAAAGATGATAGAAAAATAACTGATTAAACATTAAACAAAATATATTATGGGACTCGATCTAAATAAACTTAAAGCTCGCTTGAATGCGATGAATGAAAAAGGTTCTACAAGAGCATCTCTGTGGAAACCAAAGGAAAAGGCTGTTATTCGTATTGTGCCTTACATTTTCAACAAGGACAATCCTTTCATTGAATTGTATTTCCACTATGGAATGAATAACAAAACATATTTGTCTCCATCCTCGTATGGAAGACCCGATCCAATCGTTGAGTTGGCAACAAAACTCAAAAGATCGGGCGACAAGGAAGACTATAAGCAAGGTAAGAACCTTGATCCAAAGATGAGAGTTTACGTTCCTGTTCTTGTCCGTGGAGAAGAATCGGAAGGAGTTAAGTTTTGGGGATTTGGTAAACAAGTCTATCAAGAACTTTTGGCGATTATCGCTGACGATGATTACGGTGATATCACCGATTTGGGTAAGGGACGTGACGTTACTGTCGAGTTCAAGACCAAGGAACAGACCGGAAAAGATTTCCCTGAGACATCAGTAAGAGTCAAACCAAATTCAAGTCCAGCATTTGATCCAAACGACAAGGCTCTTCTTGAGAAATACAAGAATCAGAAGGACATCAAGGAAATTTTCCCTGAACCAACCTACGCAGATTTGGAAGCTGTCCTTGAAAAGTGGTTAGGATCGGCATCTGCCGAGGAAACCGCTGCAGAATCCGCAACTGTTGAAGCATCGGAAGATGTTCCTGTTGAAAAAAAGGCAGAAGTAAAAAAGACTCCTGCTGACAAAGGAAAAGTAGCATCGCAAGATGATATTGCTGCACAGTTCGACGACTTGTTTGCTGGAAAGTAAACATCTTTTGTTGGTATAACAATAACAGGGATAGACAATAAATCTATCCCTGTTTTAACTTTTAAAATATTATGGCAAAAGACGAAAAAGACAAAGAAAAAAAGCCTTCCAAGATAGATCATACAATCGGAAGTAAAGATACACTGGCAGAAGACCTATTGGCTATTGTAAACAAAACAGCAAAGGACACAGGCAACGTAGCGTTTTTCTTGGATAAAGAAGACGACCCATCAAACGTAACAGACTGGATTTCCACAGGAAACAGTGAACTTGACTTGGCTATCAGCAATAGACCACATGGAGGATTTCCTGTCGGAAGAATCTGTGAGCTGAGCGGACTGGAAGGATGTGTCCATCCAGACACGATTGTAGAAATATTGATAGAAAACTGATCATCCGTATATTTATGGTATATGATCGACACATATACCATAAATAAGAAAATAGAAATATCAGATGAAAGTTTGATTAAACATATTGTGGACGATGGTTTTACAACAAGAGACATAGTAAGAATATACTCAAAGGCAAAATCAAACGCCTCGAAATTTAAAAAACGGATCTGGAAAAGATCATTGGAGTTAGGTTTATTTGAAAGATTGAATAAAAATCAAAAAGATAAGTTGAAATTATACGCAAAGTCGAAATCACATAAAATTGATATATCTCATCTATCTAAACTAATAAATGATGGTCTGACTACCGGAAGGATAATAGATGAAATGAAAGTTAGATCAAGAGATCCACACAAATTAGTAAAGACGACTTCAATGAAACTTGGATTGGACGATAGACTGAGGTGGAATAATCGCTCATACAAAAATCCAGATTGGAATCCATATGTCATAGAAGAAAAGTTTGGTGACGTAATAATGGAAACATTACGAAGTGGTGGGACATTCAAAGAAATAATAAACAACACAGAACTACCGTTAAATGCTATAAGAAAATATTTCAAATTTAATAAAAAATTAGACGCGGATAGGAAAATAAACAGCAAATTAAACGCAAAAAAATTGGCCACGCATGCATCCCATATACGAAGAGATAAATATAAGGGAAAACTAAATAAGCCTATAACGACAGATATATCGGATGTTTTCATTAACATGAAAAATTCTGGTTGTTATGGTGCAGACATAAAAAGGAAACTAAAAAGTGAATTTGATTATGGATATACAAAATATAACGAATTATGTAAAATTTTTGGAAAACCAACCAAAAATCCACAAACTGGAAAAGACAATCCAATGTATGGAAAATCACCTTCGAGAAAGTCAGGGATCGGTGTAAAATGTCATTTGATCATTGATAATAAAAAAATAATTTGTAGAAGTTCGTTGGAATTGAAAATCTACACATATTTGTATCAAAACGACATAAAGTTTTCTATATCATCACATCGAATAAAATATACATTTGATGGAATTAATCGAACATACAACCCAGATATCGTTATAAACAATGAAATATTTGAAATAAAACCATTGAAATTGGTTTCTCAAAAAATAAATGTTGCAAAACATGTCGCTTTAAAATTATATTGTGATAAATTTAATTTGCGATTCGGTTATATAACAGAAGAAACATATGATTTGTCTTTCTTCGATGTCAATAAGGTTGACGAAATGATAAAAGATGGTAAATTGATAATTGACGACAAGAATTTAAACAAACTTAAAAAATACTTATGAAAGTTAAAATAAAAGAAATACAAGACCTCCTATCACAGGGAAAAATTGTAAAAGTGAAAACAATAAATGGAGAATATACAAAAATATCACGATATGTCGATAAAGGAATTCTTGACACATTTTTGGTAAAACTTGATAACAAATTGGAAATAAAAGTATCGAGAGAACATAAATTTTTTACGAATTGTGGTTGGGTTGAGTGTAAAGATTTAATTATCGGAGAACACTCAATACTATGTGAAGACGGCACATACTCAAAAATAATATCATCAAATCTCATCGGTAAAGGTCCAATTGTGGACATAACGGTCGAACATCCGGAACATTGTTATTTTGGAAATGGAATGTTGAATCACAATACAGGAAAATCCTTGATTGTTGCGCACGCTCTGGCAGAAACACAGAGAAAAGGTGGATTGGCAATTTTGTTTGACACAGAAACAGCTTTGTCGAAAGAATATTTGACCGCTATCGGAGTGGATATCAGTAAGTTATTGGTCATTTCATTGGATACCGTTGAGGATATATTTGATTCAATTGAATCAATGATAACAAAGATTAGATCGTCCAATAAAAATAAATTGGTGACGATCGTTATTGATTCTGTTGCTGCTATGTCAACCAAATCGGAACAAGATGAATCCTTTGCTAAAGAAGGTTACGGAACAGCAAAGGCATATCTTTTGAGCAAAGCATTTAGAAAAATAACAAGTCTTATCGGAAAACAACGAATCCTTTTTATCTGCACAAATCAATTAAGAGAGAAAATTGGATTTGTTGGACTTGGGGATAAATTCCAGACCCCCTGTGGAAAAGCTCTACCATTCCACGCATCGGTGAGAATTCGTTTAAAATCCACGGGACAGATTTTAAATTCTGACAAGGTTGTTATTGGCATGAAAACCGAGGCAAAGGTTGTCAAGAACCGTATGGGACCGCCATTCAGAAAAGCTGAATTTAACGTGTTCTTCGACAGAGGTATTGATAACTATGGAAATTGGATCGAACGTCTCATTGACTACGATGTAATCAGTCCATTCAAACCTGCAAAAGTTGACGCTGACGGTAAGAAAAAGACCAAGGCTGAACTTGCTCTTGAAAAAGAAGCTAGTAAGAAAGACAAGAATTTGAAATTCGACGTTATTGCGGAAGATGGTGTAACCATTACCGAAACCGTTGTATTTGAAAAGAAAGATTTCTTAAAAGTCATCTCTGCAAGACCGGAACTTAAAGAGTATCTATACGCAAAACTGTGCGATAAATACATCTTCAAATACAGTGATCCAAACGTAACCCGTGACGAAGAGGTTGAAATCTCCGACGAATCTGAAGAATAAAAATATGAAACCAAGAAATAAGGCTATTATAGCTGACAACCTTCTTGATTATGTCGATATACCCATGTTTCAGAGGAAACCCAAAATTGTATTTTTATTCAACTAAGAATGAATTTTTTAAGGGTAAGGTTCCTACATGTGATTGGGTTGGATCATACGACTTCACATATGATAAATCTAAAGATGCTATGTGGGTTGTTAGAACAATTAAATCAATTGGAATAGAAGCCTTCGAAAGAGAGTATCTATAAAGTTATTATGAATTGACTACAAGGGCGTGTTTGGTATAATTCCATCACGTCCTTTTTTATTATATACAAAAGAACAAAAGAAATATGAATGATCGAGAAATTAAATTTAGAGTATATTCCTTTTTGGATAAAGCGTGGCACTATTTTGATATATATGATGGTGTTCCAATTGGAATTGCCGGCGGATTGAGTGAACCATGTCAATTTATAGGGATTTTTGATAAAAATACAAAACCCATTTTCGAGGGTGATATTGTCAAAGTTTTAGTTTTCCGTGGAACGTCGAAACAAAATCTTTCAAATGACATAAAACAATTTGATTTCTTGAAGGAAGAGTATTTCACTGGTGTTGTCGAATTTGATAATGGGTGTTTCGTAATTAAAACAGAAACAACATTTGGAACGTCAATAGACTGTGGATGTTTAAACCAAAAAGAAGTTATTGGAAATATAATTGAAAATAAACATACATTGAAACTTAATTAAACGAAGTTTTTCTGTTGTTCCGTGATATTTATCTACATGGAATTTAAGATAGACGAAATATTTGGAATGGATTTGGAAAATCAATTATTCAACGATGAAAGTATAATAAGTTTTTCTGATTTGGGTAAAAGGAACGGTCTGAGTAACAGAAAAATATGTGTCATGCGGCAGTATTTTTATGGCAAGTTTGGAAAGGAATATGTATTAAAAATTACCATAGGCAGACAGATAAAAATGTTGGCCGATAAAAAGCGAGGAACAAAACTAAGACCACGAACGGAAGATGAAAAAAGAAAAATATCAGAGATAAATAAAAGAGTCTGGTCGGAAAGACAAGATTTGATAGAACTCTCAATAAATAACGGAAAGGCCAGCGCAGGAAGGAAACAATCGGATGAAACAATAAACAAAAGACGTGAATCGAGAAAAGGATACAAACACTCCAAAGAAACTATAAAAAAAATTACAAAAGGACGATTTGGAAAATCATTGCCTGAATGGTGGAGAGAGAAATTAAGAGTTCCGAAGAAAACCAAAAGAGAAAATTATTCGCCGACACAAGAAACCAGAGACAAGCTATCGATTATAACCAAAAAACAATGGATTGATGGAATACACAAAAATGTATATAAATCAAAGAAACAAATTGAACTTGAAGATTTATTGAAATATATGGGTTATATGGTTAAAGATGAATATCGAATAGATGGAAGACCGTATGATTTTTATATAGAGTCTTTAAATTTGATAATTGAATTCAACGGAACTTATTGGCATAGAGACCCAAGATTTTATACAGATGATGTCTTCAAAGGAAAATCAATTTGGGAACGAGATAGATTAAAAATGGAAACTGCAAAAAACAAAGGATTTAAAACACTGGTAATTTGGCAATATGATTGGGAAATAACAAAAGATAGAGAACAATTTATAAAGGAAAAGATATATGAATCAACAATTAACAGCTGAGAACAAGAAAAGACTTTTTTCTTTATTTGATAATATGAAAGGCGGCAGAGAATCCGTTGTAAATGCACCGACAAAAACCATTGATAGTGATGTATTAATAATCGACGGGATGAATTTGTTCATCAGGTGTTTTTCTGTAATTAGTAGCATGAATGACAACGGCGACTTAATGGGCGGACTGGTAGGTTCGTTAAAGAGTATGGGATATGCAATAAGAGAACTGAAACCGACACGTTGTATCGTTGTGTTTGACGGTTCCGGTGGATCGACTCGACGCAGAAAGATATACCCCGAATATAAAAACAAAAGAAAGAATAGAATTCGTGTAAATCGAATGTATGAAGACATCTCCACTCCTGATTTGGAACAAAAATCCATGAAGGATCAATTGATGAAATTTGTCAAATATTTGGATTTGTTGCCTGTCACCACAATCTCAGTGGATCATATCGAGGCAGACGACGTAATCGCTTTCTTAGCAACGGAATATTTTAAAGAACCTCATCAAACGGTCACTATTATGAGTGCAGACAAAGACTTTCTGCAACTTGTGAATGAACGTGTTCGTGTTTGGAGTCCGACAAAAAAGAAATTGTATGGACCTCTTGAAGTTCTGAATGAATATGGTATCCATCCAAAGAATTTTGTATTGTATAGAACACTGGACGGTGACGTTTCCGATAATATCGGTGGTGTTAAAGGTGCCGGACTTAAAACGGTTATAAAACTGTTCCCAACACTTGCTGAGGATAAACAACACGATTTGATAGTCTTGAAAGAGATATCCGAAAGGGAACGGATCGTTGGAAGATTTAAACTCTACGGAGATATTGTCGAACAATGGGATATTGTAGATCGAAATTTCAAACTCATGCAATTGAGAAATCCAGATTTTGCAAACTTTCTACAGCTTGGTATTCTTAATAGAATCCAACTTCCCGTTAAAAAAATGAATTTCATGTCTCTCACCAAGGAATTCACTCAAGACGGATTGCACACCTTAATGCCGGGTTACAACGTTTGGTTAAAAGAAACGTTTGGAATTATAGATCACTTCGCTGGATAACGGTGTTGTTTAATTTTGTTTTGGGTTCAAATTTAAAAACCCAAATCAATTGTGTGTATTATTTCAATAACACAGTTGATATATCTTATTATAAATTGACCGCACGGTCATTAGGAATAGTATCCGCAAATACAAATGGAAAAAACAGATAATTTAAAGAAATTCGGTTCGGACTTTCAACAGAAATGTTTATCAGCGTTGGTGTCAGACAAAACATTCATGGAGCGAATCAATGATATAGTTGAGTCTCACTTTTTTGAATCAGATTCATATCAATGGATATGTCAACAGGCTCTTTCATATTTTTATGAATACAAGACCTTACCAACCCTAACCGTTTTTAAAGTCAAAATCGATGCGATTGATAACGAAATTTTAAAAACAACCATCATCGATTCATTGAAACTTGTCTATAGTAAGATAGACGCAAACGATCTTGATTTCGTAAAGGAACAGTTCTTGGAGTTTTGCAAAAACCAAACTTTGAAAAAGGCCATTCTCGACTCGGTTGACTTTCTGAATTCCGGTCAGTATGAAAAAATCAAGGGTGTTGTTGACCAGGCGTTAAAAGCAGGTGTTGAAAGAAATGTCGGTCACGTTTATGAGGAAGATATTGAAGCCAGAATGTCTATGGCTGCACGAAAGACTGTGAAGACAGGAATCTCACAAATCGATGATTTGTTGGACGGTGGATTGGGAGCGGGGGAATTGGGAGTGATTGTTGCGCCGAGTGGAGCTGGAAAGAGCTGGGTTTTGGCAAAATTTGGAGCGGAAGCTCTTCGAATGGGAAAAAATGTTTTGCACGTCACATTGGAACTAAATGAAAATTATGTTGGATTAAGATACGATTCAATCTTTACAAAAATTGACTTTCAGGACATTAGAAATAACAAAGAAAAGGTCCAAGAAAAACTGGAAGAAATTGATGGAAAACTCGTCATCAAATATTATCCAATCAAAACAATCGCCGCGTTGACCATTAAGAACCATGTTGAAAGACTTGCACTCTTGGGAAAGAAAATTGATTTGGTTGTTCTCGACTACGCTGACATTCTTAGATCGATCTCGGCTGAAAAGGGAAATTCTTCATACCAAGACGCCGGAAATATTTATGAAGAGTTGAGAGGTGTTGCTGGAGAACTTGCTCTTCCTATCTGGACGGCGAGCCAGACCAACAGATGTTTTTCTTTGGAAACAATTGTAACCGAAGAAGTTAAAGGAAATATTAAAGCCAAAGATTTGTTGGAAAACGATAAGATTTTAACACATAATGGGTTCAAATCAGTCGTAAAAATACACCCAATTGAAAAAAAACCAACATATAGAATAAAGTTAAAAAGTGGAAAATATATTGATTGTTCCGAAGATCACTTATTTCCAACTCAATATGGAAAATTAAAAAATATACAGATGGGATTGAAGGTTGGAGATAAACTATTTTGTAAAAAAAAGTAATATTTGTGATGCTCTCCATATTTATACAATATGGAGACACATTTCAAAAATATTAGACACATACTTTCTTATAAATGTATAAAAACAATACGTGATAGATTTACGTTAAATATATGTAGAAATTTACATAAATTAATAAAAACGTATGATAAAAACACGTTAACAAACAAAAAATATTGTATGTTAAAAGTTTTGATATTGTATGATATAGATGAACTTCCGTGGACTGATTTATTTGAACGAAGCAAAAACATCAAAAACAATTCATGTGGATTGGATGGGTTGATACTAAAATATGGAACGGTGTTTGGAAATAAATTTTTCAATGAACGTAGAAAGTTGGTTGTAACAAACAAAGACAATTATTCAAACGATGATTGGAAAAAATTATGCAATAAAAAAATAAGCAACCTTGGAAAAGATGGTTATATTAAAAAATATGGAAAAACAATTGGTGAACACAAATGGAACGTTTATTATACAAAATGGAAAAGTGGCATCGACTTAAAAGTAAAAAGTGGTTGGAAAAATGGAATATCATTGCCAGAACAACAATCAAAGTATGGAATTGAAGATGGATTTAATAGATGGAGTTGTAGAATAAAAAAAAGAAACAAAACATTATCGTTGGACGGGTTTATTGATAGATTTGGAGAAGTTGAAGGAATCAAAAAATATAAAATTTATATTAAAAAAATGATTGAAAATTGTCGAATGACAGGAAATGTCAGCAAAATTTCACAGGAACTTTTCTCTAAAATATATGAAAAATTGACAGATGAACAAAAAACAAAAACGTGTTATCACAATTTAAATAAGGAACAGACCTTCTACATTAATATTGGAGAATCTATTAAACTTATATTTGTTGACTTTAAGTGTGGTAATTGTATATTGGAATTTGACGGAAATTATTGGCATTCGTTTGAAAAAACAATACAAAATGATAAAATCCGAGATGATTATTTAAAATCAAAGGGGTATAATATATTAAGAATAAAAGAACTTGATTTTAAAAATGATAGAGATGACACCGTAAAACGGTGTATAGAATTTATAAAAAAATATGAAACATAAACTAAACCCAAGAAAATTTGAAGTTGATGAAATTCAATCAATTGAACTTATCGGGGACACTGAACTAATGGACATAACATTGGAGGACACTCACATGTTTTATGCAAACGACATTTATACACATAATTGTGGAGCAAACGAAGATGTTGTTCAGGCACATAATATCGCTGATTCTTATCGTAAGATCATGACCGCAGACGTTGTTATCTCTGTCAGTCGTAAAACTTCCGACAAGAGCAAAGGAACCGCTCGATTCCATATCATGAAGAATCGTTTCGGTGCAGACGGCCTCACATTCCCCGCTAAGATGAACACGTCTTGTGGAGATATTGAACTATTCGATCCAAATTCTCAGGACGGAATCGAACTCCAAAATTTGATGGGCGAGGATTCCGAAGAAGAAACCAATATAGTAAAAAAGAAATTGAATCAGACGTATAACCAAATGAAACGGAGCAAAGGATAAAATCTCTATTGAGTAGTTTCTATAAAAAGTCATATATACATTAAATAAAATAAAATTTAATCTGGACTTTTTTAACAAAGAAGGACTACTTATCTATCCAAAAAAGAATAAAGACGATGATTACAATATTTGACGAACAAGTTTCAAGAAAGCCCGACCGATATCCCTGGGCAAATGAGTATATGGATGCGATGGAAGCCGGCCACTGGACACCAAATGAATTTACTTTTACCAGTGATCTGCAACAGTATAAAACAGAATTAACCGAACGGGAACAGACGATTGTTAAAAATGCTCTCTCTGCAATTGGACAAATCGAAATTTCTGTTAAAAAATTCTGGTCGAGATTGGGAGACAACCTTCCACATCCATCCATGTCCGATTTAGGAATAACAATGGCCCACATTGAGGTTATCCACAATAAGGCATATGAAAAACTTCTGGACGTTTTGCAGATGCAAGATGTATTTGAGGAGAATATGAAATTGGATATTATCCAAGGTCGTGTTAAATACTTGAGAAAGTATTTGGACAAACACTATAAGGATAATAGAAAGCAATACATCTATTCCTTGGTCCTCTTCACACTGTATGTCGAAAATGTGTCCCTTTTCAGCCAATTTTATATAATCAATTGGTTCAATCGATACAAGAACGTATTGAAGGACACCGCTCAACAAGTCGCCTATACCGCAAAGGAAGAGACTCTACACGCAATGGCGGGAATCAAGATCATCAACACAATCAGAGAAGAACTTCCTGAGTTGTTTGACGAAGAACTTGAAGAAAGAATCCTCCATGAGGCTGAACAATCTTACAAGGCAGAGGCAAAGATCATTGATTGGATGATCGGAGAATATTCCGATGAAAACCTCAATGCTGACATTTTGAAGGAATATGTGAAAAAGAGACTGAATGACTCTCTACACGAAATAAAATTCAAAAAGATATTCAAAGTTGATGAGGAACTTATCAAGAAGTCCGTTTGGATGGATGAAGATGTCTTGGGTAATTCCATGACCGACTTTTTCCACAAGAGACCAACCGAGTATTCTAAAAAAACTCAATCATTCAACGAAGACAACCTATTTTAATATATAATGAACAAAGAAATTTACTGGCTAAACAAGGACTCAAGAAAATTCCTAGAAAGAGGTTACTTGAGAGAAGGAATTAACCCTGAGCAGAGAATGCGACAGATTGCAGAACATGCACAAAAAATTCTAAAGAAGGAAGGATTTGCCGACAAATTCGAAGACTATCTACACCGTGGATGGTATTCGTTGTCGAGTCCAATATGGGCGAACTTCGGAAGTGGAAGAGGACTGTCCATCAGTTGTAACGGATGTTTCGTTGAAGACGATATGTTCGAAATCAAATGGAAAGATTTGGAAACAGGAATGTTGACAAAATATGGCGCAGGCACGTCGGGATATTTCGGAAATCTTCGTCCTCGTGGATCAATCATCAGAGATGGTGGATCGGCTTCGGGCCCTGTTCACTACATGGAATTGTTTGATACAACCGCAAGAATTGTATCACAATCAAATGTTAGACGTGGATCGTTTGCAGCGTATCTTCCTGTAGAACATCCTGACATCGAAGAGTTTTTGAACATTCGTGAAGAAGGTCATCAAATTCAAGATTTGTCAATCGGCGTAACCGTCACCGACAAATGGATGAATGACATGATCGATGGCGATAAAAAGAAGAGAAAGACATGGGCAAGAATCATCCAAAAGAGATTTGAATCTGGTTATCCGTATATATTCTTCACAGACACCGTTAACAACAACGCTCCAAAGGTTTATAAAGATAAAGGATTGAAGGTCCATGCAAGCAATTTATGTGTAACAGGAGACACAATAATTGATATATTAATAAATGATTCAGAAAAATATTCTATTCAGATTAAGGATTTGGAATTTTATCTTAAAAAATATGAAAATGTGAAGATAAAATCTTTTGACAAAAATTCAAATCAAGAGGTTTATTCATCCATATTGGATTTTGCACAAACCGGCGAGTCAACCGAAATAATTGAGATTGAAGATGCAAGTGGAAATATATTGAAATGCACACCAGATCATAAAATATATACTGAAAACAGAGGATATGTCGAGGCCAAAAACTTAACCGAAGAGGATGTTCTAAATATTTCAAAATAACTGGCCAACTTCAATACATTGAACATATGTATTGAAATGGACTACAAAAAAATTCACAATAAGTTAATAGATTATATAAGAAATACACCACATAAAAAAAGGATCGAAGTTAGAAATAAATTTGATTATAGATTGACATCGGATGTTCCGATATACATAGAAATACACCATATTATTCCAAGGTCAACCGGAGGAACCGACAAAGTTTCAAATCTTATTGAAGTTCTTCCGGAAGAACATATATTTTTGCACATGTTGAGATATAAAATATACAATGACAGAAATGACATTTTGGCTGTAAGAATGATGTTGAATGGATTTGATAACAAAAAATCCATAAAAAACATAAAAACGTATCTAAATAAAAAAATAAGATCTGGCTATTCATTTATTAGAACACATTCATCAAATATCAGGCAAACATGTGGTTGGCAAAGTGAAGATGGTAGAAATAGAATATCAAAATCAAGATCGGGAACATTTCCAGCAAAGGATGTAGAAACTGGAAAATCAATTGGTTCTGTATCTGTAAATAACCCAAATGTGTTGTCTGGAAGATGGGTCCACATCACACATGGAATAAAATTGTCAAATGATCGAAAACTTCGAATTTCACAAAATAATATTGGTCAATCAAATCCCAACGCATCTGGATTAACAGATGAGGACATGATTAAAATTGGAAAAAGTTTATTCGATGAATTTGGAACCATATTATCAGCCGAAAAAATTTTAAAAATCTCAAAAATAAGAAATTTTAAGTGGATAACAAGTTATAAATCAAGATTTAATGGGACTGGATTAACCGGATTCTACAAAGAATTAGAAAAAATAACAAACACAAAATACTCCCAATACGAAAGCAGAAAGATAAAGATATGATAAAAATAAAAAAATATAAATCAACCGTTCCGGTTTATGATGTAACAGTAAAAGACACAGAAAACTTTTATGCAAATAAAATATTGGTCCATAACTGCTCCGAAATCTGTTTGAGTTCTTCCAAGGATGAAACGTTCGTATGTAATCTTTCGTCTATGAATCTTCTTCATTTTGATGATTGGAAAGACACCGACGCAGTTGAGATTTTGACATATTTCTTGGACGCTGTGATGGAAGACTATATTGGTATGATTAAAGATATCCGTGGTCTTGAGGCAGCTTACAACTTCTCCGTAAAACAGAGGGCTTTGGGAATCGGCGTATTGGGTTGGCACTCATACCTACAATCAAAATCGATTGCGTTCGAATCTATGGATGCTAAGATGTTGAATGTAAAGATTCACAAGTTGATCCGTGATAAGAGCGTTGCTGCAAGCAAAGAGATGGCAATTATTTATGGTGAACCTGAATTGTTAAAGGGATATGGTATGAGAAATGCCACAACAATGGCTATTGCTCCAACCACATCGAGTTCATTTATTTTGGGACAAGTGAGCCCATCAATCGAACCGTTGAACAGCAATTATTTTGTCAAAGACTTGGCAAAAGGAAAATTCACCTACAAGAATCCATATCTCGAACTCTTGCTTGAAAAATATGGAAAAAATGTATCTGATGTATGGACCACTATATTGACAAAAGGCGGATCGGTTCAACACTTGGACTTTTTGACCGACCATGAGAAGGACGTTTTCAAGACCTTCGGAGAAATTTCTCAAAAAGAAATAGTCATTCAGGCCGCTGCAAGACAGAAATACATCGATCAGAGCCAATCTTTGAATCTAATGATTCATCCGAAGACATCTGCGAAGGATGTTAATGAACTTTTGATCTTCGGATGGGCGCAGGGAATTAAAACTTTTTATTACCAGAGAAGCACAAATCCCTCACAAGAATTGAGTCGGTCCATAATGAATTGTAAAAGTTGTGAATCATAATAACCTGTCAGAAAAATTTGTAGATACAAGTCTAGTTTCGATAAGAGAAATTCCAAAAGATATCGCCAAGGATATTATAATAAAAAACCATTATTCACATAAATGGTCTTTATGCACACACGCTATTGGAATCTTTTACAAATCTGGAGTTGAAGATTGTTTCTTTGAAACCGATGAAATTCTAATTGGATGTCTTGTTTATGGAAATCCTGTAGGTAGATCGGCTGCTGCCAGTATATCGGAGGAAATAAAGCCAAATGAGGTTTTGGAATTGGTGAGACTCTTCATAGAAGATGGATATGGGAAAAATATCGAAAGTTATTGTATAGCCAGAAGTTTTGATTGGATACGAAAATTCAGACCTGATATACGAGCATTGATAAGTTACGCTGATGTGGAACAAAATCACCGTGGAGGAATATATCAAGCAACAGGATGGATTTATCAAGGGAACAGTGCAATGAGTTTGATGCCTAATTATTCGGTATCTTTGACAAATGACCCTTATGAATGGATTCACAGTCGAACGGTATTTGAAAAGTTTGGATCGCACAACATAGAACACTTAAAAAAGACCATCGGGAAGACTTTTTATAGAAAAAAGGAATCGACCAAACACAGATATGTGTATTTCCTTGGTAATAAGATAGATAAGAAAAAATTAGTGAAGTCTATGAAACACCCAGCACAACCATATCCAAAGGGTAATTGTTTTGTTGAGGAGATTGAAACGTTTGTTGTCGATGAAAATCCAAACAAAGACAAGGATTCTATGTTTGAAATTTAATGGGTTTTTTATAGTAAGTCCCATATTTATAGAATAACCATCAAATTTTTCAAAATGACAAGAAACGAAACCAAAGAAGCTTTAAAGAAAATCATTCGTCCACTTCTAAAAGAAGTAACAATGGCACCAAGTTCCATATCAAGAACTTATCCAGAACCAAAAGCATTCTTGGAAAAGGTCGCAAAGGCGTTGGAATCGGCTTGTGATAAATCAGCAACTGCACAATTTGATCCATCAAATGGTAAAATCGTATTGGTTGACTGTAATGATGGACAAAAATTCACAGTAACAATCGATTCACAATCGGATGGTGTATATAAAATCGTTTCTATCGTTGATGGTGGAGAGAGATTGGTCAAGATCAATCAGACAGAAGAAAACGTCATTGATTATGTAAAAGGTTTGAAAGTTAATGATGATAAGGAAACATATGTCGGAAAAGCTCTCGACAAAAATGCGATTCCTGAGAAGAAAGAAAAGAAAGATGAGAAGGCTTCCGACAAATCCGAAGAAGTTAAAGATATAAAGAAACAGATCGACCACAAGGCTGTTGACATCAAAGACAGAAAAGACGAAGAATTGGTCAAGGGAACTGATGGAATGGAAGTTTCCAAGAAATTCACGAAACAAATCGATGCAGACACCAAGGAGAAGGTAAAATTGAAAGCGGACACCAAAAATGAATCTGACGACGATTTAACTTTGAAATTGGATGGAACATCGAAACTCACAAAACAACAGATCAAAGAGTCCATGAAGGCTCTATTGAGAAAGAAATTGGAAGAAGCATTCTCACAGAACCCTTCGTTCCAAACATACGTCACCGTTAGTATCAATGGACAGACAGTTCCTGATGTAGGCGTTGAAGTAGAATATCAAGTTAAGAAAGATTCACTTCCTGATAGACATGATAGAGGAAACGTAGGATTCGATAACATACAAATCGTATCGGTTATCGCAACAGAAGACATTCCTGAATTTGGAATCAAATCTGGCCAAGAAATCAGAAAAGAAAACATCGTTGATATAGACGATTTGGACCAGAAAACATCGGACGCAAACCACGACCGTTAATACGATCTAAAGTTTAAACTATAAAAAATGCCCGTCATCGGGCATTTTTAGCGTAATGGACAACATAAAAGACTTTTTAAAAGATTGTTACGAATTAAAACCTGACGATCTTATAATGGGGGAACTTCATTGGAAATATCTAATGAGGTCCGTCCATCACGGAAAAAACACGTTGATATTAGGAGATTCGGGTGGAGGAAAAACGAAGTCTTGTTTAAGTGTCGCCCGTGCTCTTGGAAGAGAAGATAAATTTTTTGTTTTCAATTTAGGTGCATCCACCGATCCACGATCATTTTTGATAGGTAATACACATTACGATAAGGATAAGGGAACGTTCTTTTCTGAATCGACTTTCATCAAGGCAATCAAAACTGAGAATGCTGTGATTCTGTTGGATGAAATTAGTAGATGTCATCCAGATGGAATCAATATATTGATGTCTGTATTGGATGATATACAACGATACGTCCGATTGGACGAGAAAGACGGTTCGGAAACCATCAAGGTTGCAAAAGGCGTGTGTTTTCTGGCAACTGCAAATGTTGGTGGTCAATATACATCAACTCGTGTAATGGATCGTGCCCTATTGGACAGATTTCCTGTGAAACTGGAGATGGTTACGTTGACCGCCGAAGAAGAATTTGGTTTGATGTTAAAATATTATCCAAAGGCAGATAAAAAATTGTTGAGAGCGTTGGCCGAAATTTGTTTCTCAACTCGTGACATGGTTAAAAAATCAGGATCGAAAATAACAAATTTCCTATCGACGAGGGCTGCAATTGAAATGGCAGGGTTGGCAAATGACGGATTCACGTTATTGGAAATAGCAGAGACGGCGATATATTCAAATTTCACAGATGATGGGGGAATAGAAAGTGAAAGAACATTTATGAAACAACTGATTCAGAAATATATACCATCCGGATCAGGAAAAAATTCTCCGTTTTAACCATGAATGAAAATTCCAATTTCTGGATAGGAGAAATTGAAGATTTTGAAAAGTTGAGAGAGAAAGATAATCTACAATATCTTTTGAGACTATCTTCTTATAAAAACTCAATCAGTAATTTCGTCAGAATAATGACCGGCAGAAATGACATTAAAGTAAAATTTAATGCTGAAAATAAATCATTTACAGACGGTAAAATGGTGACGATAGGATCGGATATATCCAGTGGAAATATCGATCCATCAGTTGGTGTTGCTCTTCATGAGAGCGCACATATCGTAAAAACGGATATGAATTATTTCAAAACTTTTTGGAGTAAAGTCCCACCTTCGGTTAACAAATTAGCCAAAACGAAAAATTACAAAGAGAATGTAATAGCAGAGTTGTCAACCGATGTGTTGAATTATGTTGAAGATAGATATATTGATGATTGGGCATACAATGCGTGTCCTGGATATCGTGGTTATTATGATAAAATGTATGAGAAATATTGGCACAATCATAACATATCCGATGGATTGAAATCATGTTTTTTCAGAACATGTAATTTGGAGTCATATAGATTTCGTTTAATCAACATGACAAATGTTGACAGTGATTTGGATGCATTGCCCGGTCTAAGAGACATACACCAAATGATGGATTTTGAAAATATTGATAGACTTGATACACAAGAAAAGAGAGGTAAATTGGCATCCGATATAGTTAGAACCATAGTTGAAAACTTGGGAGAAAACCTTGAACTGGACTATATGGATCAGATGGAACAGAATAAACCTGAAAATAATCCCTCCACACCTCCACCTGAGAAGCCAACGGATGAAAATGATGAAGATGAGAAATCCGACCAATCATCCCCTCAACCCACCGATACAGATAAAATGGAGACTCCACAAAAATTAAAAGATCAATTGAAGGAGCAACTTGATTTTTTAAAAGGTAATATAACAAAATCTGAATTGACGGAAAAGGAGTGTGAGCTTATAGACAACATAGAAAAATCGGAAACGACTATGACGCCCTCGGGAGGAACCGACGGCATTCCGATAATACCTTGTATTGTTGTTAAAAAAATAAATAGAGATATACTAAATTCAGGAATAATTCCGATGTCTCTTCCGGGAGGAACACCGTCACAAGAATCGGTTGACAATGGAATATTGATGGGAACGGTATTAGGAAAAAAATTACAAATAAGAGGGGAAACAAAAACTACAAAATTTAACAGACTGGTCAGAGGGAAAATAGACAAACGACTTCTATCCGGTTTGGGATATAACAATTCCAACGTTTTTTATAACGTGAGTGTGGATGAATATAAAAAAGTGTTTATCCACATTAGCGTAGATTCCAGTTATTCGATGCGACAAGATTCAAAGTGGGAACAGGTCATGACTTGCACAGTTGCAATCTGTAAGGCTGTGAGTATGATTAATAACATCGATGTTTGTGTGACGTTCCGATCCACAACGGACAAATCGGAAGGAAGTAGTCTTCCGGTTGTAGTGGTTGCATATGATAGCAGAGTCGATAAATTTTCAAAAGTTGTTCAATTATTTCCATCGTTTTGTCCAAACGGTGCCACACCGGAAGGTTTATCATTTCAATCGATATTGAATTTGATCCCAAAATCAAATCACGAACTAGATGTTTATTTTTTAAATTTTTCGGATGGTGAACCATACTTTCCGTATAAGGGTAGGGATTACAATGGTCCATCTGCTGCAAAGCACACAAAAAGACAAGTTGATAAAATCCGTGCTGGTGGTTCTGAGGTGTTAAGTTACTTTGTTGGGGATAGAGTTGATTCGATGGAATTATTCAAAATGATGTATGGATTGGGATCGAAAATGGTCAACGTAACCGATGTCACTATGATTTCCAAGACGTTGAACGACAAGTTTTTAGAGAAAAATAGGGATTGAACTAAAAAAAGATTTTATAGGTCTTGACTTTTTATTTCTCGTTTGTCAGTGTTGGTGTTCTTAACCGACAAAAACAAAAACACAGATAAATAAAAAACCATGATTCTACAGGAAGTCACATCCAAACCAATCGACCGAATTGCCATTGGACAAGAACGCAAGTTCTCGATCAAACCGTCCGCAAAGGCATTTCGAATTCTGTCCAGCACGATCTACCCCGATCCAATTGCTGCTCCTATTCGTGAATTGGCAACCAATGCAGCTGACTCCCATAAGGATGCCGGTGTGAAAGAACCGTTTTTGGTTCATCTCCCAAACTCTCTCGAACCATATTTTTCCATTCGTGACTACGGAACTGGAATCAGTGACGAAAACATCGACAGTGTTTATTGCACATATTTCGAATCGACCCGAACCGGTTCAAATAACTACACCGGTGGATTTGGTCTTGGATCGAAGACTCCATTCTGTTATACCGATACCTTCACTGTAATTTCTTATTACAATGGTCGGAAGATGATCTTCACGGCATTTCTTGAAGATGGTGAACCAAAGATTGCCAAGTTTGCGGATGATTTGACCGATGAACGGAATGGGTTGGAAGTTTCTTTTCCTGTCAAACGTGATGACATCCACAGTTTCGTATCTACTGCTAAACGGATTTACTCCCGATTTGTTGATAAACCAAAGGTGGTTGGAAACGCAGACTTTAAATTGGAAGAGGTTTCATATGTCATCAAAGGTGATGGGTGGGGAATCCGAGATTCCGGAAAAACCGGAAACCGATACTCCAACGATCAATCTCACATCGTCATGGGAAATATCAGTTATCCCATCGACACCGGAAAGATTTACGCAAAAACAGAAGCGACACGTAGTTTGCTTTCATGTGGCGTTGAAATCGAATTTGGCGTCGGCGATCTTCAACCAACTGTTTCCCGTGAACATCTCCAATACGATCAACTTTCCATCGATAAGATCAACAGGAGACTTGAGGAAATCTGTGTCGAACTGAATGCTATCTTCGAAAAAGAACTTTCTGCTGCTCCTAATCTGTTTGAAGCACGACTTCTTTACGGAAAACTATTCGGTGAAAGTTCTGCTTATGGATGGCAGTTGAAACAAATTTGTCGGGCCTCGTCTTTAAAATATAAAGGCGTAGTCCTATCAGATCATATCCACATCCGTCCTGTAATTGCAGAATATTATAAAAAGACCAATAATAAGAATGCGGTTCCATATTTTGTTCTTCAACATCGTGAGGAAATGACACGGACAGGAAAAAAAGCGATTAAGAAACATCGCCAGTTGGATATGACGGCTTTTGCCGGCCTTGAATTTTATCACAATGACCTCCCCAAGGGTCATGAGGGGCGAATCCGCCAACACATTTTCAAAAATAGTCCCAAGACTGTGTATGTCATTGAAGATAACATTTATAATGACACTGCTTTGTTGAAAGAGATTTTTGACACAATTGGAATGGATGTCAGTGCAATCAAAAAGACATCTTCACTTGATAAAGTAATTCCGAAAGATCGAATTGTTAAACCAAAATCCGACATACAGTATATGTTGGTCTATAACGGATCGACCAGTTGGAGGAAACACAATTATGCTTGGACATCAAAGAGTATTGATACCACAAAGGGCGATCATTATTATGTTGATGTTAACGGAAACACATCAGAACATGTTTCGATGGAGGCTCTTGCTAAATTATTCGAAGCTGTTAAGAGTATCACAAAAACCGAACCGGTGGTTGTTGGACTTCGTTCTGTTAATGGGAAGAAATTGAAAAAGCTTCCAAATTGGGTTGATTTTATTGAATATTCAAAAAAGATCGTCCAAGACTACATCGATAAGAACAAATTGTCTCAACTTATCGCAAATGCCTTTGAGTATTCCACGTTTTCCCTACACACAAATAATCGGCCTGAAATGGCCATCAAGACTTCCGAACTTGAGAAAGATTCTTATATCTTCGATTATTTGTCACATGTAGAATACATGGCCTCAGAAAACAAAAAAATGTCTTGTCTTGGATGGGTATCCGGTATTGAGTTACTTAAAAATATCGGAATCACCTTGACAACATCAACCGCTGAATATGATATCACGAAAGAACGTCTTGCTATCGCAGATAAATACAAAATTTTGAACTATCTCATTCCTGAACGTGAGACTTGGAGAATGTTAGATTCCGCTGGGTGGAAGCCTGCTGTAATTTCTTACCTAAATTCCATCAAAAAGGTTTGACAAAAGTATTGGTATATAATATATTAGTTTTTAGATAAAAATATGACACAAATGAAATCGCAACCTATCGCAACAATCACGGAGAATAACATCTCCATTTACATCAATGGAGTTCTCTATCCTCCTATTCACAAGTCACATACAAATTTTGAGAAAATCAAGACTGCTATCAAAGACAAGAATTGGTCTGTGATTCCTGATTTGATCGATGTTGCCAAGACGGTAAAGAAATACCTCTCGAAGCAGTCCAGTGTTCGACTTGAAGATGGCGTTCTCTTTTACAAGGATACGCCACTCAATAACCACATCACCAAGAGAGTGTTGGCACTGTTGGATGAAGGGTTTGATTTCAAGCCACTCCTCAATTTCATTGAGAACCTTCATCAGAATCCTTCGTTCCGTGCTGTGAATGAATTGTATTCTTTCTTGGAACATTTCGCCCTTCCGATCACCGAGGATGGACACTTCCTCGCTTACAAGGCAGTTAGAAATAACTACTTCGATATTTATTCCGGCAAATTCGATAACTCAGTTGGAAAACGTCCATCCGTTGATCGTAACACCGTTGACGAGAACAAGGATAACCACTGTTCCCATGGTCTGCATGTCGGTGCCATCACATATGTAACTCAGTATGGGGCATTTGGAAGTGGTATTCAGGAAGGCGGAAATCGATTGATGATTGTGAAAGTCAATCCTGCTGATGCTGTTTCTGTTCCAGGAGACCACAATTGCACAAAACTTCGTGTATGTGCTTATGAAGTAATCGGAGAAATCACAGACATCAAGAATATCCTAGATCGTGCTGTTTACACCGCCAAGGGAGATACATCAGAGGCAAAGATTGATGACTCTGATCTCGACTCCGAAGAGTTTGACGGATGTGATGATTGTGGGTGTGGATGTGGATGTGATGAAGATGATTCCTTGACAACCGACCAATCCCATGACAAGGTTTCAACCGATAAGGAGGAATCCGACGAATACTTCAAGGGCAAGAAAGACGGAAAAAATGACGTTGATCTTGGCTTCCCATATGAGAATCCCGGAGTTTCAACAAAGTATGATCGTGGTTACAAAAACGCATACCGTGACGCCGGTGTTCTCTAAAATCAAAAATCCAAATGGACGAAACAAAATCAAAAAAGAAAGCGAGAGGACAGCCGGTTGTGTTTCCGAACATCTTCACGGTTGAAGAACTCATCAAATCACATCCAAACATTGTTGAAATAACCCTTCGATATAAGATTAACTCTGCTATCGATAGGGGTGTTATAACCCAAATCGGAACAATTCATCGACCTGTTGGAAGGCCACATGTCGCATATGGAAAAGAACCTCTTTCAAAAACAATTTTACAGTCTGCTAGAGGCCGTGGAGTTAAAATTTTTGAAGACAAAGAGAAAAAATTCAAGGAATTGTCCGAATCGACAACTGTTATCGAACAGGCTGTTTTCTCGGAAAAAACAAAAACATTGACAACGTAATATCGGTCCAAAAATAAAGAAATAAAAGGTCGTCACTCTATAATAAATAGGGTGACGACCTTTTTGTTTGACTATAATACACGATTCAATATATTGTATTGAATGATAGCAAAAAAACATTCAAATGAAAAAGATATAGACAGTAGTGTTTTTTATTTGTTTCATATTTTAAATGGTGATATTGTATTGTTTGATGCAGACATGTCATATCCATTGAGACATGGAAAAATTAATACAATAACTCCAATATTACAATTTTTCAAAGCTAAATTGGGAGCAAGATTTAAACTGTATCAGTTTGATACAAATGAACGTGAGGGATTTAAGAAGGATAACTCTCCAATTAGGGTGGATGGTGGGGTTGCCCCTGAATTTCCTTCTATTGGATTTCCTACATTCCCTGTTCGCAAGTTCATACCGAAGACGAACAGAAGCAAATTGTATTATCATTTCAAGTTGACCCCATCAACTCACATATTGTTTGACGAGGAATTGGACTCAACAATCCAATATGGAAATAAAATGGATGTCTCGGCACAGTATAAACATATGCCAGAAGATGCAACCGTTTATTATTTTGAGAAAAATCCAACAGACGGATTCAAAATGAAAATGGCAATAAAAAAAGACAAAACTAAAAAACCCGGCGACGAAGTAAAAGAGACAGCTAAAGAACAAACCCCTCAGAAAAATAACACATGATAAACGAATTCATTCAAATCCTAAAAACTTGGCCTATATTTTTTCAATTTCTGTATATAACATTTGCATGTTATTTCGTATTTTGTCTTGTCAGTGATCTACTCACAAGAGGGTTTCATTTCATATCCAACTCTCTGCCAATCATTTTGCATGGATGGCCCATTGGAGCAGAAGTTGAAGAATTTACAGACGAAAATGAAGGAACTGAAAAAGACTCAACAGAGGAGAAGAAATAATTATGTCTGAATTATTCTCATTTGAGACTCCTGTTATCATCGACGATAAACAAATTCTCATCGACAACATGAATAAGATGAAAAACATGTCTGTTGAGGAAAATGTTTTTTACAGAAAGTATCACGAAGTCAAACGATATAGAGATAAAAAAGGGTCGTCTGTGAAGGCCAAAATATGGACTCCGACCGATATCAATAACAAGGAATTGACGATACAAGAAATCAAAAATATAAAACCTGTTGTTGAATTTGTGAATCCAAACAATGCACCATTAATGAATGATTGGTTAATGTTACGGATATATGGACACACAATGGAATATGACCAAAATCCAGGACGGTTTCTTAGATTTCTCATAAAAGATGGGAATGCCGAAACGGACCTTTTTGGATTTGAACAACCTAAATATTTAGGTGCAATAAGCGTTGTTAGCGATGTTATATCACTTGGACCGAGAGAAGAATACATAGGATGGACGGAAGAAGATAGATTGGTTAGAAATAGATTACGACATTCTGCGATTGGGAGTTGTATCATGCCAACACAACCATTTGGATATAATTTTATAGGAGGGAAGCTAATTGCATGTCTAACAGCAGGATCGGTGGTTAGAGCTACATGGGAAAAATTATATAAAGAAACGTTGGTTGGTGTGACTACAACAAGTTTGTATGGAACCGGATCGATGTATGATGGTATGCCTAAATTCTGGGCAGGAATTGGAGAATCGTCTGGAAAAGTATCTATAAAACCTGACGATAGTGTATATGAATACTGGCACGATAAAATCAAAGAACTTTATCCCGATGAGTATTTGGAGAAAATGACCCAAAAAAATGATGTTAGTGGTCCTGTGACAGGAGCAAAACAAAGAATCATGCAGATGATTTTTAAATCGGCTGGAATAAAGGCATCGGACTATCAACATGGGTATAAAAGAGGAGTTTATTATGCTTTGGTGTATAAAAATGGAAAAGAGTTTTTTCAATCTAAAATTGAAGAATCTGCATTAACTCCTGATATGTTGAAGGATCAATGGAAAGATGACTCAACCATTATCGAATGGTGGAGGGAAAAGGCTATCCGACGATATGAAAAACTACATTCCGAAAATAGGTTAAAACCTGACATCCTATTTTACAATGATATAGCAGATGTCGATTACGAAACTGCAAAAAAAATGTATTTCTCTGATGTTGGGAGATAAACCTTGGCGTTTACAAAATAATATCCTACCATTGTGTTATGAATGAATTAATTTTATCAATTATGGTAGGAGTAAGCGGATCGGGCAAATCAACTTTTGCAAAAAAAATACAATCCGAAACGGACTCAGAAATCGTTGAAACCGACGCAATTCGGTTCGAGTTGACCGGAAATGCGTCGGATCAATCGAAGAATGGATTGGTCTTTGGGATTGCTAAGAAACGGATTCGGGAAAATCTTTCTTCCGGAAAAAATGTAATTTTTGACGCAACCAATCTGTCCGTCAAAGACAGAAGGGAATTCATTGAGTTGGGAAAAGAGTATGGATCAAAAATCCATGCATATGTTGTTAAACCCGATCTGGCTATCTCTAAACAGAGAAACGCTTTGAGAGAACGTCAAGTTCCTGATTTTGTTATAGATAAACAACACAACAAATTCGTCATTCCAACCGAAGCAGAAGGAATCGATTATATTCAATCGGTCTAAGTGTATTAATATAAATTGACACAATGTAGTATTTCTCTATTATTGTGTTAAATTTAAAACATTTAGATTATGAATACATTCAAATTAAAACATTCAAGTAATGACGGTTATGGATTTCTTGACAGCAAGACCGTTAAAACTTTTCAAGCAGAAACCCTCGACGAGGTATTTTTCCAATTAACCGACTTTTTAAGAGGCGTTGGATATGTATTCGATGGTCAAATCGGAGTTGTCAAAGAAACGTGGCCGGAAGTCACGAAAAACGACGCGCAACTTTTGTTAGACCTCGAATCTAAATAATAATGTATCAAAACGTTTACCTACAGACGGACAGAGAGACCGACACCAGCACCATTTATATATGGGATGATAAAGCTGGGTTGATAAAGGCTCCATATAAACCCTACGCTTATCGAAAGAAAAAAGGTGGGAAATATAGGTCCATGTTCGGAGATGAACTGGAAAAAGTAACCGACTTCTGTTATGGACAAGTTGGTTACTTTGAGGCCGATGTTCCTGGTGTGACTAGAACGTTGATCGATACATATGGAGACACGGATGACTTGTCCACAGGACATGTCGTAATGACACTCGACATTGAAACAAAAACCGATGGCGGATTCCCAAAGATAGATATAGCTCAACAACCAATAACAGCTATCGGTTTCCATATAAATACTCTCGATTGGTATTTTGTCTATGTTTTGGACGAATCTGGAGAGGTGTCTGATTATACAGATGAGGAAAAGAGAGTAACCGTTTTTTCGTTTAAAACGGAAGAAGAACTAATTCTTACCTTTCTTGATAAGTATGAAGAATTGAAGCCGACGATAATTTCGGGTTGGAACATCGATTTCTTCGACATGCCTTACACGTATAATCGTATAAAGAAAGTGTTGGGAGCGAAACATGCCAAACGTCTCTCGCCAATCGGAATCTGTCACTATCAGTCAAAGAAAGGAAAAATGGTAATTGCAGGCGTAAGCTGCCTCGACTACCTCGCTCTCTATAAGAGTTTCACCTTTGCAACAAAAAGACTTCCGAACCACCGTCTTGACACGGTTGCATATGAGGAATTGAAGATGAGAAAGTTGCACTACACGGGAAGTTTGAGTGCTTTGTTGAGAGATGATATTAAGAAATTCATTGAATACAACTTAAACGACATTGTGTTAGTTGTATTGATAGACCGGAAAAATAAATTCATTGATTTGGCAAGGGCTCTTGCACATGTAGGTCACATTGCTTATGAGGATTATGCGGTTTCATCCCGACTACTTGAAGGTGCGTTGTTAACATACCTCCGTAGAAATGGAATGGTTGCACAGAACAAATCCGCCGATGGCGAGGAAACCTATCGACAAAAGGAAGATGACGATGAAGAAGGATTTGAAGGTGCATATGTTAAGGAACCTATACCCGGAAGATATCCTTGGATTTTCTCTTGCGACATTAACTCTCTGTATCCATCGGTGATAATGAGTTTGAATATTTCACCTGAGACGAAACTGGCTAAAGTTGATAATTGGAACGTAACTGAGTTTCAACAGAACAAAATCAGTTCTGTTATGATTCGATCCTTTGATGTCATCAAGGATGAAATTACGATGGATATTTCAAATTTCAAACAATATCTAACGGACAATAAATATTCAATCGCATCCAATGGTGTTATTTACGATCAATCCAAAGACGGATTGATTAAAAACATTCTTGTCAAATGGTATGCCGAACGTGTTGCTTTCAAAGACAAGATGAAAGAGGCATCCAATAGAGGAGATAAGAAGGAAGAAGAATTCTATAAATTGAGACAAGGCGTGCAAAAGATTCTACTTAATAGCTTGTATGGAGTTTTGGGCCTCAGCACATGGAGATTTTATGACGTTGATAACGCAGAGGCAGTCACATTGACAGGACAGGATATAATCAAGACCTCTGCGAAATATCTAAATAGTATGATATCCAAAAAGTTAGGTAAAAGATTCAAGGTGACATATGAGGACGGAACCACCGAATATATGTATGAAAATGAACAGAAATATATTGATATGTCCAAATAGTTCATATAAACAGTTAAATTCATTATATTCATAGACATGATGTATATAAGAAACTGTCCAAAATGTAACGTTGAACTAAAAACTGAAAACAAATATTTCTATAATAAATGTGTAAAAAATAACTCAACGTGTTTATCATGTTCACTTAAAGGAAAACCGAAGAGTGAAAATCATAAATTAAATATGAGTAAAAATCATGCAGATTTTACAGGAGATAAGAATCCATTTTACAAAAAATCTCACACCGATGAATCCAAGAAGATAATGCGAGAAGCAAATATTGGAATGGATAGATTTTCCGAGAAAATGAAATTAATCATAAGTAAAAGAAATACCGGAGAAGGAAATCCGTTTTTTGGAAAAACCCATTCGATCGAAACTGTAAAAATGTTAAAAGAACCAAAATCTCTATCACATAAGATTAATTTGTCAAAATCCATGAAAGGAAGGCAATCATATTTTCAAGATAGAAAACATTCGGATGAAACCAAAAGGAAAATGCGAATTTCTGCTATAAAACGACTACAAGAATCATTTGGAAAAAATGTTTTTAGACCAAACGTAAACAAAAAAGAAACTGAATATTTTAAACTCCTTGAATCTAAAATGGGTTGGAACGGAATATATCATGGAAAAAATGAAAATAAAATTCAATTTCACCTAGAAGATTTGGGATACTTTGTTGACTTTTATGACAAAGAAAATAATATAGTAGTTGAGTATGATGAGACCAATCACTATGATAAGAATTGGAGTTTAAAACCAAAAGATGTGAAAAGGCAAAACGAGATAAAAGAACACTTAAAGTGTAAATTCTATAGATACATAGAACCACTTGATAAATTTTACGAAGTATGAAAAAAGTTAAATCAATAGAACAGGTCGATCATGAAGATTATGTCATCTACATAGACACAGATTCTCTTTATTCGTCATCCACAACAACAATGTTGGTTGATGGAATAGACCAATCAAATTTCGAAGAATGTAAAAAATACACAATCGAACGTGCATCTGAGTATGCAAATGCCATAAATTCATTTTATAATGTAATGATGCCTCGTTTGTTTTACACAACAGCTCATAGAATTAAAATTGCAGAGGACGTTATTGCGAAGTCTGCAATCTGGTTGGCAAAGAAACGTTATGCCATGTTGAAAGTTTATGACATGGAGTTGAAAAAGGACTTGGATAATAAATTGGACGCTAAGGGCATTGACATCGTTCGGTCGTCGTTCCCAATAAAATTCAAGTCGATCATGGAAGAAATGATCTTGAAGATATTGAATGAGAAAGAAAAACCAGAAATCGACAAACTAATTCTTTCATTTAAAAAAGACATGATGAACTTTGACGTTGTTGACGTTGCAAAAAATGGACCAGCTACAATGAAGTCAAAAACGCCAAACAAAGAAACTGGCGAGATCATCGATTTTAATCCAAAAGATAGAGGAAAGTTCCAATTTATTAAGGGATGCACTGCACAATCAAAAGCTGCCCTTGCATACAACGATCTATTGGAAGTTTTAGGAAAAACCGATTTGGTCGAACCTATTTATGAAGGTGCCAAGATCAAATGGGTTTATTTGAAGAGAAACCAATACGGGCTTGATTGTATCGGCATGAAAGCTGATGGAACCGATCCGCAGGAAATTTTGGACTTTATCGAACTCTACACCGACAGAGAACAGATTTTTGCCAAGGAATTGCACAAGAAACTGTCCCTCTTCTATGATGCTTTGGAGTGGGAAATATACAATGAAAATGAAATAGCCGCGTCGGAGTTTTTTGACTTCTCATAAGGTTATAATCTGTCATATATATGGAAATTTAATAAAAAGAAATAATGTAATGAAAGATGTATCAAATTACACAAACACGTTTAAAAACAACAACATTGTAATAAAACCAATAGATGAAATATCATCGTTAGAAATAATATTCAGGAATCACTACAGCAAGGTGATGCCCGTCTAACAAAATATAGACTCGGGGGATTTGTAAACGACAAACTCATCGGCGTCGTGACGTTGGGACATGGAACCAGACCTTTGCACACAATTAAAAAACTATTCCATCACTATCAACAGATGATTATTTTGAAATTGGAAAGATGTGTATGGAAGAAAACATGCCAAAAAATACAGAATCTGCGTTTTTGAGCAAAGTTGTTAATTGGATAAAAATTAATGAACCAAATAAAAAAATTTTATTTACTTGGGCAGATGGCGTTCTGGGAAAAATCGGAACGGTTTACATGGCATCAAATTTTCTATATGGAGGATATATATGGACTGATTTATATATCACCAAATCGGGAGAGAAAGTTCATCCAAGAACAAGTCAAGGGATCACAGAAAAGGGTGATGCTAAGTGTGGACATAGACCAACCAAAGACTTCATGTTGGATAATGGGTGGAATCACTACAAAGGAAAACAGTTCAGATATTTACATTTTCTATGTAACAAAGCCGAGAAGAGAAAACTAATAAAAGAATCAACAGAACAATGGAGCGTAAATTACCCCAAACATGTTGACCTTGAATGGAAAATTCAAAATTTAAAAACCGGTGAATGGTCTTTAACCGATAAGATAACATATGACAAGGAAGCGTCAAATAACACAAATAAATCGGCTTTGCGTAATAAAGTTAAAGTTGAAAACTTAGAGAAATCAAGGGAGTTCTTTGACTTTTAAAATATGCGAATTAAATATTCTTTTTATAGAATACGTTAATTGACAAACGGGGAAATAATGGTAAAGTGTATAAGCAAATAAACTATGAAAATTACAAAAGAAAAACTATCGAAGTTCATATCAAAATATAACCTTAACGGAACCAATGACGCCGTTAAATATGTATTCGATTCCAAGGAATCTACATTGACGACAACCGTTTACGCACCTGATAAAACCCTCATGGGAAAGATCGTTGCTTCCAATGTTAAGTGCGATGAAGATTTAACCATTGGTGTATATGAGACCGATCGATTGAAGAAACTTCTCGGACCGATGACAGAGGGTGAACTTGATATCACTCCTGTAAAATCCGATGACGGCACCCGAGTCACCTCTTTATTGATTGTTGATCAAAGAGCAGACACAGATTTTGTCACAGCTGACATATCGGCAATCCCAACCGTTCCAAACCTAAAAAAAGTCCCTCTGTTTGGAATTGAGATTGAGATGTCAAGAGAGTTCACAAATGACTTCATCAAGCGTAAGAACTCTCTGGAAAACATTGAAACGTTTACTTTCCTTCCAGACAAAACAAAGAAGATTATTCTTGTTCTTGGATATGCTGTTAAAATCAATTCAAACAATGTTAAGTTGGCCGTCAAGACTGTTGTTGGAAAAGATGAACTTTCAAAACCAATCACATTTTCTGCAAAACATCTTGAAAACATCTTCAAGGCAAACGAAGATGTTTTTGTCAAAGATGACTCTTCCATGACCTTAAAGGTGTCTGAGGCAGGACTTGCACACGTCACCATCCAAGTTGGAGATTTTTATTCTGAATATTATCTCACACAAATCGCACAGAAGTAAGGTATTACTCCAAAAAACAATATGTCATTCTTCGACGAAGAACCTCAAGAAGAGGTAAAGAAGATCGTTGCCAAACCAAAATCGGAAGAGGTTTTGAATCTTGAATATAGAGAAAAAACCGAAGTGAATTCATTGTGGGTTGAAAGGTATAGACCAAAAAAATTAGATGAATATATAGGCAACGAGAATCTAAAGAAAAGAATCGGTATATACATATCCTCCGGCGATATCCCGCATATTTTATTGAGTGGGCCACCGGGGACTGGAAAGACAACCGTTTCCAAGATGATAGCAAATTCGGTGGAATGTGATTTGATGTATATCAACGCATCTGATGAAAATAGCGTTGATACTGTGAGAGACAAGATTAAGGGTTTTGCATGTAGTTGTGGATTTGCTCCGTTGAAAATTTGTATTCTCGATGAAATGGATTTTTTATCGCCAAACGCGATGGCTGCG